GTATAAGCTATCATACTGGGTTCGATTTCTCTGCACTTCCGATGCGAAAGCTTTTTGCTAGGCTGACCATCCTAATGGAAGCAAAAAATAACGATGTTAAATTCCGCGCAGCTATTGCCGGGGCTAAATTGAAATAGGTAATTTCGCAGCGGTTTTGGTGGTTCTTTTCCGCTGCGAAGTCCGGCCGGGGGGCGTTGTTTTCACCTCCGCCCCCCGCGCTCTGATCGGAGACTACCATGGCACTCGGCTGTTATCAGGACCTCTACGCTCCGGCATCCTTTAAGGGCGTGCCGTTCGAAGCTATGGAGGCAGGCAGCGAGCATGGCCGTCGCGGTGCGGAAGGCGAATTCCCGTTCGGAGAGAGAACGGCATATGCTGATATGGGCCGTCGTATTCGGACCTATACCATCAAGGGACGTTTCGTTCTCAATTCGCACATAGCTGATTCTAGCGTCCTTATTGCGGCCTGCGAAAGCGTAGGCCCAGGTCCGTTCTCTCATCCGACGCGCGGCCTCGTAATGGCCGCATGCAAATCGATAAAGGTGACCGACGACGTTATGGAAGGCCAAGGTATCACGATTGTTGATATCGAATTCGTGGAAGCGAATGAATGGCCTTCTGGCATGTCGCTTATCGGAACTGTGCTCGGCATTTTTACCGATGACATAATTCTCAGCGCAACAGACGACTTTGCGCAGGCGTATCTTATTGACGACGTAGCAGTGCATCGTCAGCCGCAAGTTATTGCCGCTGCATCTCGGTCGGTTATGGCGATCCTTGCAGAATTCAAGAAGGCCGTTGCATCTGCGCCCGATGCGACTACGAATCAGATCATTAGTGATTTTAATACTCTCGCAAATGATTCTGAATTGCTTAGAGATAAGGCGATGCTTACGAAGGCGATTAGCCTTGGCATTCAGGCCGTCGCAAATAAGACTACCGGCGATGATAAATTCCAAGCCATGCGCAATATTGCCAATGCGAATGCGCGCAGTAGCTCGATCCCTGATAGCAGTGCTAGTGTTGAGAATTCGATCTATGAATTCTCCCGTGTCGTTGCTGCGGCGACGATGGGTCAAGCTATCATGGAAATTCGCTTCGGGTCAATGAATGAAGCGTTCAACTATCTTGATAAGTTCATGTCGCTTATCCAGTCCGAAATTTCTCTCGCATACGCCGAATGCAGAAACTCTACATTCATAAACCTTCGTCGATTCACGGTCGATGCTCAGAACTCCATTCTCGTAAAAGCTTTCACGCTGCCGGGCCTCGTTCGTTACAACTTCGGAGGCGGCGTTCATCCTCTCGCTGCCGCATATTCGATCTATGGCGATGCGAAGCGTCATCGCGATCTTGAGATGGGCAATCTGTTGACACAGTCCGGCCGATTTGGATCGACTGTAACGAGCGTGAGTTTGTGATGGCGGACCCTTATGAAATTTACATCGGCGGCAGCAAGCTTGAAGGCTGGACCGAATCAACGTTGACCCGCAAGAAGAAAGACATGACTGGCGAATTGTCGGTAAGCATTTTCTTCAGTTACGTTCCGAAAGCGCCCGTAATGGTAGGCGCAAATCGTGGCAAAGAAATAACGGTGTACGTCGGCGGGCAACTCGCATTCACCGGCAAGGTCGATTCACGAACCGGAACCGGAGCAAAGCACGGCAAGAGCGGCACGGACGACAATCCGGAACAAAGCACCGATGCGGGCGGCGGCGGGCGGTCTGTTAGCATAGGACCGAACGAATACACAGTCAAGCTGACTGCACGCGGAAAGACGAAGTATTTGATCGATAGCTCGCATCAACATAAGACTACCAACATGATGCAGCCGACCAACAAAGAAGTAGTAGAAAAACTAGTGTCCGATTTTCAGATCGATCTTGACTGGAAGTCTAAAGTTATCAAGCTTGACAAGGTTCGTTTCCGTGATGGCGCAAAGGTGGCAGATGAAATATTTCGGGTCGGCTCTGAAAACGGTCATTTCATTTATGAAACTCGTGAGGGCAAGCTTCGCGTTACGGATGGGACCGGCGACGGGTCCGGCGAGGCTCTCATCCTTGGACAGAACATACTCACTTTCTCAGCAGAGCAGAGTGAAGAAGATGCAAGATCAGAAGTTAAGGTCAAGGGGCAGCGCACGAAAAAGGAACTTTGGGGTGAAGCAGCGCTTCTGAAAACGGAAAAGACCGTCAAGGATGCTTGGGTTCAGTCGAATGCTCCGTATATCATTCAGCATTATGGAGACGCTACTGATGAAGCACTTGAGCGTAGAGCAAAATTCGAAACTGATAAACGGTCTTCTGAGAGCAAGACTGTTACGATTGAAGTGTTTCATGTGCAGACTACCACTGGCGATCCTTGGGATATTGGAAATGTTCATTATGTCGAAGTCCCCCCTGAGGGGATTTTTGACGAGATGGAATGCACTGAGCTAACATATACAGTGCAGAACGACAAGACACTTAAAACAACCCTCACCCTTTCTCCGCCTCCTAGCGGTGGCGTCGGTGGCGGCATTGCTGGCGAAGATGGCGGAGGATTGCTATCTGCGCTCGGATCGGCTGTCTCGTCTTTATCTTCGCTAGGGGCTAGCCGCAGGGCCGCAGCCGGGGTAACGTTTACGCCGGGGCAGTATCCTAGTCCTTGGTCAGGCCCAGTCCTAACGCTTGTTGCAGACGTTTTGCCGGTCGAAGCCCCGGCACCGTTCCTGCAAACGCTGGTAAACGCTTCGCAGCCAACTCCGCCATTAAAGATAAGTTGAGCCGATGACCTCTGTCCAGCGATATGCTGAACGAACGCGAGATATCCAAGACGGCTTTGAACGCCATGTCTGGGGCGAGCAGACGTTTGTCAAAGACGCTGGATCGGTCATAAAGGTTCGTGGCACCGGCACTGTAGATGAAGAGGCCGTTGTCATGAACAACGGCGTCGGAATGCATCTGCCGAAAAACAGTAACACGGAAGTGTTTCTGTTAGCATCTAGCTCCGATACAAACTTGAAGATGGCGCATCTTACGATCCCGCGCGATAAGCAGCGGAATTGGAAAGAAGGCTCGAATGGGCTTCAGCACTGGAACGATAAAGATTTCGCGTTTGAGTTCAATGCGAAGAGAGCGCATATTACCAAAGACAAGTTCGCCATTGGCATGGAAGGCGTCATCGAAGTAATCGATGGCAAAGTATACATTCGCGCCGATGAGATGATTGTTAAGAAGGTTTTGTATGTCAACGAGAAGGTGGTAACCCCTCTTGTTGAGCCGGGCACGAAAACAATTCCGGGGTTTGAAGCATAATGGCCATTGCAGCATGCAGCGCCAATTTTGCAGAGCGCCGTCGTCATTTTTGGACGACGCAGCCGAATGCCTGCGGTACTGTTGCAGAGTGCAATATGGATTGCGGTCGGCCCGGCCTATTGCTTACTCCGGTCACCAGCGATCCCGGCACGCCTCGATCTTTTGTTACTTCGGATTGGGTTCGCGGCTTGTTGTTAAATATCCTTGGCACTGATGCGAAATTGCCTGATCGATCCTGCGGATATGAAGCGTGGCAGCAGGGAGGCCATTGGTCGGAGAGCTATCGTAACGATGGCCAAAAGACTGGTACCCTTGTCAGAGAATTGAAGACAGGGCGATCAATCAAAGACAGCATTGCAGCCGTAAAAGCGCATCTTGAGAATGATTTAAGTAAATTGATCTCGATGGAAATCGCTAGCTCGGTCGTTGTCAATGCAACGTACATCGGCGGCAATAAGGTCAAAGTAGATATCGTTGTAACTTCAATCGCGGGCGTTGATGCTAAAGTCGGACTGACCGGCGAACGCAGTGCAATATCTTGGGTATGGAATTGATATGACCTGCTTGATCTCTCGGCCGAACCCGCAAGTCCTTTTTGATCAGTACAAGAATATGTTCTCTGCGAACGTTCTTGGCGGCGCTCCAGTCGTTCCGGAGAGTAACGAGTGGTATGTTGTCGCGCTAAATTATGCGATGGCAGAAGAATTCTATGCCATCAGCGAGCAGTATTGGAAAGAGCGCGATCCTAGATACGCATGCTGCGACAACCTTATCAAGATGGCATCGAACGATGGCGTTGTTCCTTATCCAGCAAGATATGCGACTGGATATGTTATAATCACAGGAATTCCCGGCTCTCCCCTTCCGTCGCGCATCCAGATAACGGCAACGAACGGCCGCAACTATGCGACGATTGGCAATATTCCTACGTCAATGGGAACGGAAGGCGCGCTAACCCTACGAGTTCAGGATACACAGCCGGGTCCCGATGGAAATTCTGCTGGCGTCGTAACGACTGCAACGCTGTCTAATCCAATCGTTGGTATCGACGATGCAGTGACCATCTGCGGGGGGTCACTCTGCGGTGGTAAGCTCGGTGAAGATTGCGAAACTTTCCGAACTAGATACATCGCCCGTAAGCAGTATCAGCCGCGTGCAACGCAGGCCTGGGCTATTGAAAAGCTTCTCGAATGGGATTGCGTCACTCGGGTCATTCCCCGCGCAGGCTCTTGCTGCCGCTGCGGAGAAGGGACTGATTGCGAATGCCAGACGTGCGGCGGCACCCTAGATTTTTATGTCATGTTCGACAACTCATTCCCTTGCGGCATTGCTCCACAAAACGTTCTTGACGAAGTGTCGGGCTGGTTCTTCGGAGAGACGCAGGGATATGGACAAGGACAAGTTGAAATCGGCGTATGCGGTAGCATTGCGCTTCCGAAATCGTTTATGGTCGATGTTCGTGTTGACATCGTCGGATGCCCGACCATCGCTCAACTCGCATCAATTCGCGCTCGCATTACCGATCTTATGAGTCTTGTTAATCCGTCTGAACCTTTGCGAGCGAAGCAGATTTCTCTTGTCGTCGCAGGGGTTATCGGCGCGTCGATTGATAGCGATGTTATCTTCGTTCCAGTTACTCCGGATGAATCTAAAGTTCATGTTACGGCTTGCGGCGATCTAGAGCCAGAGTGTGATTACATGCCGTGCTTGAATGAAATTTACTTTACCGGCCCTGCCGTTGCCACTGGCACTTGCACATGAGCGTATTGACATCTGACGGTCTGCAAGACGGAATTGGAGTAATCGCATCTGACGATTGCTGCCCGGTTCCGCTTTGTCAGATCGATGCATGCGGGATGGCATGTAGCTTTATACAACTGCTTCCGTCTGGCCCTTTGTGGGATCGACCGAAGGCAGAAACCATGAGCTATTATCGCTCAGGCAACGGCGTCAACGCTTGCGAGCTAGATTACCAGCCTACTGATATGACATGCCAAGGGCTTGTATCATATGCCGTGTATCTCTCCATTCTTTTTCGCGACATGTTGCAGAATGGATTGGCCAAGAACCTTCGTGAGAGTGATCCGAACACAGCTACGAAGGCGAGTTTAGATGACTGGATCGCTCGGCTCGGCTGGCAGGATTGCTATGCTACGTCTTGCCGGTCGGTCCTTCTCGGAACGCTTACGCCGTTCGAAATCATGGGAGAGTGCGGCCCTGTTTTCTGCCCGGTCGATAGTCCGGAAGAACTTGAATGCGCGGTTAAACTTGGCATCGTCAAAGCGCTTACCCGTGCTAACAATGGCGGCGTTAAGACGCTTGCGTGGCTTAACTGGGTGATCGCCCCCCTCGGAGCGGGTATTCGCCCGCGCGAGGGGGGCGATCTTCCGGGATATCCGTGCTCATGCGAGGGGGCGGAATTTGAGTTGTATCCTATCGGTGACACTCTTCAAGCCTGTCTTCCTTCCGATATCGCTTGTCCCGATGCCGCTGCTGGGATTGTAGATGCAGTCATTCATTTGAATACTTGCAATCGTCCTGCTGGAATGCCTGACCAAATCTGGCCCGGCGTCATCGCGGCAGAATGTATCGTTCGATCCATGCTACCGGTAGCATGCCCAAACAACATCTTCCGAACCTGCTAAAGGAATAAACAATGTCAGGCATTTATCCGAATAGCGGCGTTCCCGCATCAGACGCGAAGAATACGGTGGACGTTCCATCCGTAGCAGGCTGCGCTGAGCTTTTCTATTCTACATCTCGTTGTGTTCCGCGCTTTGATCCTGCGCAGGCTAACGCGGTTATATCTGAAATGCTAAATGTGATGGCATGCGCAAGCATGCCGTATGATTGCAATAGGCTTGACAATCTGTGTCGTGCAATTCGTTCGATGCTTCCCGTTCTTCCGCCGTTCCTCACGACATCGCTCGACTACTATGTCAATGCCGCTACCGGAAGCGATACCCTTTACGATGGAACTACGGCAACCATAAGCGGAGCACATGGCCCTTGGGCGACTATTGACCATGCACTTGCTGTAACTGGCCTATTCAATCTGAACGGGTTTAGCATTCGTATCCACGTTGCTTCTGGCGTCTACGGACCTATCAACACCGCAGGCGTTATCGGCAACGGTACTGTATATATTCTCGGTGATCTTGCGACGCCTGCGAATTGCATTATCAATCAGACAGGCGGCGGTGGTAACGGCAATGCGATCACCTTGAACGGGGTCGGCGGCGGCGGATACTGTATCGCCGGTTTCAAGGTTACGAATACCGGAGGCGGAAACGGCATCACCGTCGTTACCGGGTCGCACTCGATCTATAATATTGATCATGGTTTCGTAACCCTGAACCAAATTTATCTGCAAAATGGATCGACACTCGTTTACGGTCCGGCTGGTGCTCTTGCAACAGTAACGCAAACTATCAGCGGATCATATGGCAACTTCCTTGTCGTCATTAATGGATCGCGATATCTTACGAGTATCAACCCTATCCTTAACATCACAGCGTCGGTTGGCGGTGCGAGTGCGGTATGGTGCCTGCTCGTACAGCTTTCCCTTGCCCAGCCGCGCTATGCCTCGATCACTGGTGCCGGTAACGTTACCGGTTACAAGTACAGCGCCACGCAGAATTCCGTTGTCGACACCAACGGTCAATCGACTAGCTACCTGCCCGGCACTATCGCGGGCGTTACCGGCTCCGGAGGACAATACACATGACTTTTAATGCTCTTAATTGGTACTGGATCGTCGGAGATGTCGGACAAATGGTTTTTTCGTCGGCATCTGCCGCATACGTTCGGCAGGACAGCGAGGCATATACGGCATGGGTCGATTGCGGTGGCGTTGCAACGCGCATCGCAAACGAGGATGAGCTATCGGAAGTCTTATCAAGGCTCGCTCCGGGCGTTATAATCCCGTCAGCAACGGGGTTGATATCTCACGCGAACTTGTCTCAGATGAAGAAGGCGTTGGGCGGCGTATCTGTTCAGCTTACCGATCAGGTCATTCAATTCTCTACCGATCCGGTATCAATGGCATTCGTGAATGGCAAGGCCCTTCGCATCCAACTGCCTAATCCTCCCGCAACGGTGAACTGGCAGGTCGGACCTACGTCATTCGTCGCTATCACGTCGGAAGATTTTATAACGGCTGCGGCGCATGTTGCTGATTTTATTCAGTCAACGTTCGATGCTCTTCCTGGCCTTTTCGAAAAAATCGAGAACGGCGAAATTACCACAACGGCTGAGATCGACGCCGTATTTGATGCAATGTAAGGAAAGATTAGATGCCCGGAATTTTTCCTGATACCGTCAATGGCGGTATCGTTATTCGAGACGGTGCTGGTGTGTGTCTCGCGCCGTCTGGCGTGCCAAGCGCGTACTGTCCCCCCGCTTCGTTTACGTCGTCATGCCAGCTTACCGCACTGCCATCGGATTGTACGGCTCGCATCTCGGCCGCGCAGATCAACGCCATCGTCAGCGAAATCGTCCGGTTTGCTTACGTACTCAATCCGGATGGCAATTGGAATTGCGCAACGCTAACTAATCTTTCTGATTTCTTCGCGGCATGGAGCGCGGAAAACAAGATCGTAGATAACAACACCATCGTCGGCGCAGGGACGACCGCATCCCCATGGACGGTTAGCGCAGTGGCAATGGCCGCTGCCCTCGGATTGGGCAGTGCCGCCTATACAAACGCGACCGACTATCTGCGCCTAAACGTCGCTCAGATATTGACGGGGCCTCAGTTGGCTATGGTTCGCTCAAATCAGCAATTCGGCACTGCTGTTGATCGTAACGTCGGCATCGCGGTCGGGAACCTCGTAGAAGTCATCGCGGGGGGTAAGCTTCCAACCCTTGACGGATCGAACCTTACTAACATCATCGCGGCGGGAAGCGTTGCGTGGAATGTCGCGCAGGCTTTAACTGCCCCGCAGAAAACTCAGGGTCGCGCAAATATCGGCGCTGCTCGTGAAGGACAGATGATCCAAGTCTTCCTTAACGTTGCCATTGCGTTGGCATTGAATACCGATATAGATATCGTCGCGACTGGCGCAATAGGTGCCGCAGGCGAGACGTGGGAGATATCGGCCGTCGTCGGGGCGGTTGATGCAAGTTCGGCAGCAAGTATCTTATTCAGGATACACGTTGGCGGAACATCAGTCGTTCAGATTTCAGACACCATCCCGGCCGCAGGATTTGAAATCTCCGCAGGTATGGTGTACAAGGCGGTTCTCACAGGGCCGACGAACTTCACCCTAGGCGCACGAAATAGAAGCACAGGTGCGGGTTTCGTCATAGCGACTGGCATTTCAGGCCTCGCTAACAGAGCAACATGCATCTGCGCAAGGTACGTATCGGGTCCGTAGTCATCAACCCTAAGGAATAAAATTATGCCACTTAAGTATTCAATTTCGCAAGCGACCGAACGCCTTAATCAGCTAGGCTACAATGCTGGTGCCGCGTCAAATACGCAAGGACCGATGTTCAAAGCTGCGGCCGTTGAGTTTCAAAAACGCAACAACCTTACGACAGATGGCTACGGAATGATGACAGAGGCGGTCTTGTTCTCCGGCAATGCAATTGCTGCCGATCCTTCTGCGCCGCGTCCTGCGCCAGTCGTGCGTAACTCTCTGCCAGACGATTACATCCACGTCGGCAAAGAGGCTGGAGATATCATCGTTGAAAGCGAAGTGACCAGCCCTGCGAAGTATATTCAGAGCTACATGCGACCGACTTGGCCGGGCGGCTCGTCCGGGGTGACGGTCGCAGTTGGTATTGATCTCGGATATGCGACGGCGGAGAGTATCGCGGAAGACTGGGGAACGCGGCTCCCGGCTGCTATGGTATCTCTGATGCAGCAATGCGCAGGGGCTACCGGCGAGCGCGCGCACGGCCTCGTTGCTTCAGGTCGATACAGCGGTATCAGCATTCCGTGGCCGGTTGCAATCGAGCATTTTATCAATGTGGAGCTTCCTCGTTGGGTCAGCAAGGTCCGCAAGGTATTCCCGAATACTCAAGCGCTTGGCCCTGACTGCGAAGGTTCGTTGGTGTCTGTCGGGTTCAATCGCGGCCTAGCGTTAGTCGATCCAAAAGGCGGCAACAGTCGTATTGAAATGCTCAACATTCGGAACCATCTTCGCGATGGACACCCCGAACGGGTGCCTGCCGAATTCCGATCCATGAAGCGGCTTTGGGTCGGCAAGAATTTGGACGGCTTGCTTGCACGTCGCGAGACTGAAGCGCGCCTGTTTGAGCGCGGTCTTGCAAAACTAGGCATGGTGTAATATGCTAGTTGCACTTACTGTTATCAAGAACTTTCTTGTCGGCGCACTTGCCGCGTGGTCTTACATCGCACTAGTTGCGGTGCTGTTTACGATGTGGAATATGTGGATCGAAAATCCGCGTATTCGTGAAGAGGCCCGTGGCGGATATGTTTTGGAAGTCTCTGCGGTCGCGGCGAAAGCCGAACTAGACGAACGAATGCGGCAGGCGAACGCTGCAATCCTAGCCACTAACATGCTCAAGGCTACCATCGATAAACAGAAGGCTGAAGACGACGCGACGTTGGATGCCAAAAGAAAGGATTTGCAGGACTATGCCGCGAAGCTCAAGGCCGACAAACGCTCTTGTCCTCTTACTGGCGCTGACATTGATTGGCTGCGCAAAAAATAAGGAACTGCTCGATGAAGCCGGTACAACCATCGGAACGTCAAATGCCCGCGTCACGCTCCCTGAGTACCCAACAGAGTGTACTCGACAATACCCGCACATCAAGGTTCGCGAAGGCTACGAAGCCATCGTTGCCATCAAAAACGGAAACCGCACCATCGACAAAGGAAACCTCGACAAAGTGAACTGCACCTCATGGTACCGTGAACTTTCTGCCGAAATCTCCGGTCGGGGGGCCGCTCCTACAATCGTCCCCCCGCGTTGACCTAGTGCGGCTGAGCCTTGTTAAAGGCAACGCCTTCGATGTATTCGATACCGTATTCGCCGCCTTCGGGCGGCGTTTTCGTATCGATCGCCGGAGAAGCCGCAGGGGCCTCGTTCGCGGCCGTCGTTTCGCCGGGCGTCGGGTCCTCGATCTGCGCCGACGCGCCCTGCGCCTCCGTAGCCGCCCTGCCGGGCGCAAACCTTTCCAGAGCTTGCTGCATCGTTAGCACTTTGCGGCCCATGCCTACTTCGCACTTGTTGATTATGCGCAATGTCTTTTTGTTAGTCTCTGCTATGTCATCTTCTGACTGCTTCAAGATCAGCGCTTGCGTTGAGACGATGTTTTTAACTTCGTCGCTAATCTCTGCCATTCGCATTCCCAGCTGGTCTAGGGCCGATTGCCGCGCACGGTTGCGATTCACTAGTTCCATGTTTTCAATTGCGACGAGTTCATCCCGCATGATCTCAATTGCGCTTCGTTCGTTTTCTGGTATCATGGTTCTTTCCTCGTTCGGTATGGTCTTAGGCTCGAAACGTCCACGGAAGTATTCCATAGATCGTCGGGTGAGTTAAACAACGATCCTTGTGGATCGTATTTCGAATTCGCAAGCCGCTTGTGAGTAAACCATAGCACGGCTTGCAATTGATTAGGAAGCATGTAGTTTTCGAATGCGAGGCGCTTAACCTCTCCCGCTATTTCGCGATAGCCGCGAGCAGATACCAGCGCCTCTTTCATCGTTAGGTTCTGCGCTTTCCATGCAGCTACCATATGTCCATCGATAGTAACGAAACGACTGTCCTGCGGGTCCAAGAGGTTGTGGTAGAAGTTGGTGATCTTTGGACCTTTAGTTTCCTCCAAGAAAACTCTTGCTCCCGTTGCATATGCAAACGCTCTATTTCGACAATGCTTATAGGTGCTGACATTGATATACTCGCAGGGCGTTCCGCTTCGTATACCATCAAGTACGGATATCGTTGATCGCAAATTTCCCGCATAGTCCGAATTGGGAGATAGCGAGACGAAAGCAGCAATGACTTTTGATATCTCGAATTGATACAGGTCTGCGATTTGCCGCATGACTTCGTTGTATCGCTCATAGGCTAGCTTCCCCTCGCGCATATCGATTGCGTCGGTACGCTCCAGCATCAATCGCAGGTTATCAATGGACATTAATCGCCCAATAGATTAAATAGCCTACAAGGCTACAGGTCCATACTACTGCAATTGAAATGCCTAACTTGTCGGGCCTTCCGTCAGGATGCTTAAACATCCACATTTAATGCACTCCTTGCCCTACCAAAAAAAACCAGATTGCAGCATATACGGCGACCATGATTATAGTCGCCTCTCTCCAGCTAGATCGAACCTCAATCGCTTTCCACGCGCGATACGTAAAGAAAACGACCAGGTACATTACTGCCGCTGCGGTTGATCGAGCAAAGTAGAACATGATGTTGCTATTCCTCATCTGGGAATTCCTCGTCTTCGAATAGTGGCTCATCAATATCCGCTTCGCAGATAGGGCATTCATCTTCGCCGGGCGGTATGAGATTTCCGCAGTGCGAGCATATAGAGGGTGCCATTTTAAGTCTCCGGTAGGGGGCGGTTTTTCACCCTGTATTCGTTCTTCGCGGTCGGGTAGTTCCGCGCTCTAGTCGTCTTGCTGCTTAGTCTTTTTCACCTTCACAGGCTTCGGTTCTTCGACGCCGCCGATAGGGCAGATATAGCGTGCCGCTTTAACATTGAACATTCTAAAATCAAGACCGCTACGCACAGTGCCCTTTAGAACGTACAGATGTTTAAGTGGAACCCCCCGCTCTACGATTTCTGCGCCGATCCTTTCATAGTCCATGCGATTAATCTTTGCGAATAAGACGTCTGTATCATCCATGATGCGCAAGTTCAACGCTTGCGTTGGTCCGCGCAATTCGTATCCGCGCTTTGCGACGTTCTGCAAATCGTTTTCGTCGCGCGGTGCGATGCGAGCCAATACGCAAAAGACTAGATGTTCTTCGTCGGCCTTGTTCTTCGGCACACATTGGATGTCGATTATCTTCGTCGGCTCGGTGAATATGTTACGCGCTTTCGGGTCCGGAAGATACTTGCGGAATGCATCGCGGATAGGGAACAGGCTGTCCAGAGGAGTAACTGGGTTCTCTAATAGCTTTGCTTCACGGCCAGTCAACTTCTTTCCGGATGCACGCGCCGATATAACTTTGACTACGCCTTTCGGGCCAATGCCTTTAACGTTCTGCAACGGGCCGACTAGAACGCGCATCTTGTTCGGCCCACGAACGCCGACAGTCCATCTGTTAGTCGATTGCTCGGCATCTACGGGGATGTAGTTGTGGCCTTCACTCACGATCTCACGGAGGAGCTTCAGTTGCAGTTCTGTATCGTGCGCATGTTGCAAAGTCGCTGCTGCGAACTCTAGAGGATAGTGCGCCTTAAGCCAGCAGCATTGATAGCTGATCATTCCGTATGCGACCGAATGCGAACGGTTGAACGACCATGCGCCGTATGCGCAAAGCTGATCCCATACTGTGTCAGCTACTTCTTTGCTGATGCCTTTTTTCATGGCACCGATCTTCCACTTATCTCCGAATTGGTTAAAGTATTCCTTGCCCATCGACTTAGCCATAGCCTTACGAACTTGGGTCACTTCCTCCCAGTTCATATCTCCGATGTCGCGGCCGATGGTCATCACCTGCTCTTGATAGATGATAACCCCTAGAGAATTCTTGAGATGGCTTTCGAATACGGGATGCGGATACGTTACCGGGTCTGCTCCGATCCGTCGCCGTGCCCACTCGTTTGCGCCGCCAGATGCTAGAGGGCCGGGGCGCGCAAGGGCTGTAACAGAGATGATGTCTTCAAGGTTATCAGACTTGATATAATTGGCGAGGTATTGCAGCGCCTTCCCGTTGTACTGAAAGATGCCTGCGAACTGAGAATTGTTTAGCACTGCATATGCAGCAGGATCATCATATGAAATTGTATCAAGATGTTTCTTAGGCAATCCGGCGAGCGCAAGGCAGTCTTCAAAGATCGATAGCTGAACGAGACCAAGGGCGTCTATCTTAAGCAGGTTCAGTTCTTCCGCATCCTTCTTATCACATTGCGTTGCGCCGGTCCTGCTATCGATTGCGACGGTATCACGAATTGGCGTCTTTGAAATAACGATACCTGCCGCGTGCTGGCCTGCATGGCGGGGGTGGCCTTCGAACCCTTCCAACACCGGTACAATTTCAGGATGCTCACTGACAAGCTCTTTGCCTGCATCCGTAAGAGATAGGGTATCGATAAGAGTATCCATCGCGCGGGCGTCTGCTGACGAACGCTTGACGAGCGCGTCCAGAGCCTTATCTGCCTTCCAACGAGGCACGTTTAATTCCATGCAAGTAGTTTGCAAAGCTGAACGGGCCTTGAACATATTGACGGTGCCTAGGCGCGCAACGTGATCGATGCCGTATTTATCTGCTGCATATTCTTCAACGAGATGCCGTTTTTGATCGGCAAAGTCGATGTCGATATCTGGCATATCCATACGATTGATATCGACGAAACGCTCAAACAGAAGTCCGTAAGGGATAGGGTCTACCATCGTTATGCCCAGCAGATAGCATACCAGTGAGCCGCAGCTAGAACCGCGCGCTGGGCCGACTAGCATTCTTTCGCGAGCCCATGATACAAGATCGGCAACGATATAGAAGTAGTTGTCATATCCTTTTACATCGATAAGCATAAGCTCGCGATCTAATCGTTCCTTGTATACTTCATTCGTAAGATCGACACCTAGCTTGGCCGCCCCCCTCTCGCACATCGCGCGCAAGGTCTCCGGCTTTTCAGGTATCATAAATTCAGATAGCACCATATGAGAAGTGCTATGCTCTAGGATGTCTTCTGTGTTATAAATGGCCGCTGCGATTTCCTCTGCACTCATATCTAAATGCGCAATACTATCCAGCCATTCGTCTTCGCTCAATATATGCTGGGGGTACGATTGCGAGCTAAAGCCGCGACCTAGAATGATTTCAGCCTGCGCCTCTCGGCGCTTCGTCGGATAGATGTTGTCTCCGGATGCGGCGGGGTTTATCCCTGCTTCCCGCATCTGCGCAACGTAGCCCCTGCTTACGGCAGGCCCTAGGGCATAGTAGGTGTTAAGGGGGCCTTTAGGGCCGCTCGCTGTAACGATCCTCGCAACGTCGCTGCGATGCCCGACGATTTTAAAGCAATCAGCTTCCAGAGCCTGCTCATACGATAGTACGTTTGTATACCTAAACTGAGCAGTCGCTACGGCTAGAAGACGATTGATTTCTTTGATGTCACTATATGAAATAAAAGTCCAATAATCGATCACAGGCTTCTTTGCTACAGGATCAACGCTAACAGCAAGTTCGATCCCGTATACGGGACGAATGCCCTTTTTCTTGCAAGCCTTCGACCATTTGTTAAATCCGAATGTGCTGGATCGATCCGTTATAGGCGCGACCTTCGCGCCGGTCTCGATGATGCGATTGAGCACTTCATCGATGTGCCCGGTCGCGGCTCGGAAGCTAAAGCCAGTACGGTATCGAATGCTCTGAAAGGTCATCGTTTCTTTCGCTTCGCAGTTTGCGCATTACCAGAGAGAGTATTCCACTCTAGGTTATATCGTCGGCAGTTTAGGCTATCCCCGTCTTGGTGATCTCCTATTGTATGATACTCGGTCGGCTGCGGCGCACCCATCCGAATTAAGATGGCTTTGTGCAGGTATATTTGAGTTGGCGCGCCGCCTTCGTTGCTATCTCGACTGCCTCTAGGCGCGCGCCTCGCATAGTTCTTAACTACCCTGTTGCCGTTCGGATTGCTCGGATGATTATGCCAGCGCCATTGGCATGCCCACCAGTAGTCTATCGCATCGACTATCGCGCAAAGGCCGTTTGGATCGTCGGTGAGCAATATGCGATACGTATGCTCATCGACGCCGGGGTGGTCAGGGTCTTCCGGGTCTGCCAGCTTAAACCCGCGCCTAGGAGGAAACGCTAGAGCCAATTGCGCACCAAGCATTCACGATAAATCCGGGTAAGCGCAACAACGTCTGCCTTCGCCCTATGCGCGCCGTAAGTCTCTCCGGGGAAAAAGTAGTTGTATAAGTCAGCCAGCTTCATCCGATGCCCCTTGATGAACTCCAACTGCTCGACCGTACAAGTTCTAACCTTCGGCCACGCAAGTGCTTGCGTAAGCCTTTCGAATTCGTTATCGATCATACCCACATCGAATGAAAGATTGTGAGCGACAACGCGCTCTCCGCCTTCCAAAAACTTCTTGATCTTTGGCGCAACGAACGAGAAGGGGGGTGCGTCTTCCAGCATCTCGTTCGTGATGCCTGTGATTTGCGTGATGATAGGCGCGATCTTTTCCGGTGGTTTTATCAGCGTTTCGTAAACGTCGATTACTTCACCGGTATGATCAACCGCACATCCGTAAAACTCGATGACACTTGGTTGCGTGTTGAGCGGCGCTGCTTTCTTTTTGAGGAGGCCTGTCGTTTCTGTGTCGAAGATGATAGCGCGCATTCGTCCAATTCCTTTAGCATAGTCGAATATACGGCGAGGTCAAGCAGGCTGTCAGCATGCCCCCCGCTTTCGAAGTTGTTCGTGTAGCGTCGCATCTTGCCGACTGCGGCCATAAGCAGCGCGAGGCGCTGCCAGTCGTCTGCGGTTTTTACTGTCAGGCCATTCGGGAAAAGCGCGACATACATCGCGCCAATCTTTTTATAGTCGTCACCGTAGACGGCGTTGCGATCCCGATAGGTCTCCGCTGCCGTCTCTAGCATTTCGGGAACTGACTTCATACTTTTCTCGTGAATAGCAATCCGCTACTATACATATGATCGCAATCGTTCTTCTGGCACCATGCAAGTGCGGTCGCGGTATCAGCAAAGAAGCCGCAGCCTAGATCGTTTGCCGACGTATTGCAAAGGATCGGCAGGCCGGTGCGCTTGTGATAGGCTCGAAGAATTTTTGCGGCCGTCGTGTCTACATCAATTCCGATAGTCTGTAAACGAGACGTTCCATCCGTATGCACAATAGCCGGACAATTCTTGACCGCCAGATTTTTCGCTACGTGCTCGAACAGCATGTATGGATCAGGGGTCCCCGGAGAAAACCAGCTTTTCGCTTCGTCTTCAATACAGATCGGAGATACCGGTCTGTAGCCCTCGCGCTTCTTCATGTAATTCAATCGATCCTTCATGCCGGCTTCGACTGCCGATGAAATCAAGCTACGGTTTCCTAGTGCGCGTGGACCCAACTCTGCCCTGCCGTCCATCACCAGAACGACTGAGGCATTATCTTCTAGGATGGCTGCTACCTCAGAAGGCGTAGCATCTCGGCATTCCCATCCTAATTGCGTCCCGCGCTCCATCGTGAAGTTCACACCGGGTCCGCTGAACACGTTCCACGATGCATTGCCCATCGTCGGCCCGACGACCGACATCGCAGCGCCGATAGCCGAGCCCGCATCATTCGGGAAAGGTGGGACCCATACACTTGCAAAGCGTCCCGTATTTCGAAGCGCAGAATTCCATTTGATATTAAGCGCGCTTCCGCCAACAAACATAAGATGTGATCCTTTTGGGATCAATTGCGTAGCGCCTTCGACCAAAGACTGCTGCAAAGCAAGATGCGCGTTGAGCATTAGATCGGCATCGGTGCCGTAGTTGTAAGAGCCAAGCGCCCTTGCGAACCCATGCTCTGCCAAAGGCTGAGGCAGCCTGCTAGGCATCGCATGATCGATGAGCTCTTTATTGATTGCATGAACAACGCCGTAGTCGGGCTTTCCGTTCGCGATCCAAGCCATAAGCTTTCCGGGCACATCGTATCCGCCCTTCATGCGATCCATTACGATCTGATCCGGCGTAGCATCGATGTACGCTTGATCCTTGAACGGCCCATAGTATCGGGCCATAATCGAGTAGACGGAACCGACGAAATCATGAATGCGGCCGATGTATACAGTCCCGTAGTTCGTGACTTTGAATACTGTGGGTCCAATTCCGCCATCCCATACAATACAATAGGCTTCTTCCGGCGCATCGGGGTGAGTGCGGAAGGCCGACGATATATGGTTCTGCACATGAGTGTAGGAAATATAATCATGTCCAAAACCTGCGAACCCTTTGCATTCGATATATCGTTCGCAATTTTCATTATCAACGTATTCATTGACTTGCAGGTCGTTCCATCCGGGGATAATGCCAGATGACCAACCATCGATAGATATGATATCAAAATCTCCCACCTCATAGCCGAACATACGAACGGCCTGCTCAACGTCAGCCATCCCCCTGCAATGCGAGTGGCGGGGGCGGTTCTCCACCTTCTCCATCTCAATTGCGCCGACTAGACGCCTGCCGTCCATAATCGCGACAGCGCCGTCATGCGTAAGTTTCAAACCAAGAACTAACATTTCAATCTCCGCCTTGAGTGTAAATCGTTTCTTCGTGCATGATATCTGCACGGACCTGCCAGCACTTAAAGCCAATCTCGCGCCAAGCGTTGACAACCGTAGTGCGGTCTTCAAGTATCATCCGCACTTCGCTTTTTGCCCGTGCAATGTTGCCGCCGAAATGCTCGATGAGCATAAGTGGCTTTATGATCGCATCGCTGCGCATGTCATCTTTTGGGCGCATCAACAGCGTATCGAACAGAGACGTTGCCCCGATGTTCTTGAGCCAATCGCCGGTCTGGATATACCACGCATCGCTGCGAGCCGTAAGCAGAATGTGCTCGCATTCCGGGCACCCAACGCGCGCATCCTTTAGGAATTCGATGACCTCTTTATGCGGCGGGTCTAGATACGCCGCAGCATTGTAAGCGTTCCAGTCTCTCTTGATAGCGAGGTGGGCACGGTGAGAATGATCGCTCAGCGTGCCATCAAGATCAACGACGATTGCAGGCATTAGACTGCGCTCCGCAACTTGTCGATAAGCTTGACTGCCGTGATGCGCAACTCCGCAGGCATATGCTGAAGGACAAGCGCCTCCAGATCGTCAGCGGCTTTAACCGGCGTCGAATTGAGAAACAGTTCCACGAACGGGTGAACACGGATCGCCTCTGCGCGCATGCCGTTAAGCACATCGCGATATTCGCCCTGCACGCGAGAAGACGAACGCTTCTGCACAAGTTCGCAGAGAGTGCGAAGGTTAAAGCCTGCGACGATATTGGTTTGGATATTCGTCGGCAGGATGCCGCGCGCATCTTCGATTGATACGCCTTTCGCAATGAGCTCTTGATAGGCAAGATCGATGGTCTTCATCGTATCCTCCCAAAGCTCAAACGTTCCTTCGAAATTGTGCAACGTCGGACCGGTTGTATAGCTCCAGCCGGACACATCGAGAACGCGCATGGTCTGCTGTGCATAACTACCGGTTCGCGTGCGAACGAATTGATGAGTGAAAGCGCGCGACACGCCGGTAATGCAGAACGTATAATGGACGAATTCGTGCGACGACGGGATTGTAGCCGCCATGTACGTAAGTTCTTCCAGCTTGCGAGCCGCGTCCCATCGTTCGATCTGCGCTGCGCCGTCCGGCTCCATCTTGAGTCGGGTGTTCTTCGTGAAGATAAGAACATTGGCTGCGTGGTCTGCGGGATGGCGCGAGCCGTATCCAGTATAGTCGATAAGCTGAACGTTCATGATAGCTCCCTAAGTGTGATCGTATGAGTGGTTGTCGCGCGCTATTCTCTGAATGACGCGAACGTCGTTCACTATATCGTCCATAAGCAATCCGGGCCTCCAAGTCGCATAACGACCAAGAGAGAATACACCGCGCTCGCGAGATGCCCATTGTATAAAGCGCTTGCGCGCTGCATCCTCGATGGGAAGTATCTTTGCGTAACGCTGCTCACGCACTGAGTAAGACAATGCAAAGTCCGGTTCTGTAAAGCCACAGCCTAGCATTGCATCGATGATTATTTTTTGCACTTCGCTCGCATCGATAGTGCCGCGCATTTCGATGATCATTTCATCGCCGGTTATAGATACCCGGTTGTAACGCACTTCCGGGTCGGGAACATACAGCGTCGAATAAATGTCACAGTTACGAAGCTTGACGATAATGTTCGTGCCGCTATAGCTACCGAAATCAAACGCCTCGCGCTGCTTATACTCCAGAACTTCCATAAGGACCGGCATTGGCATAGTGCTGATGACCGGGCCTTCGAATTGGTTCTTGAAATCGACGCTGAACACGATCTTATCTACCGACATCCTGCCCATCTGCATTACCAAATCAGTTGGAGCGATATATCGATCATCGACTTCACCGCGCGCTGAGATGCTGCTGCGCAGAGATGCCGTTCCATTGGTCTTGATAGAATAGGCAATCGCCTCAGCGATGGGATTTATATAAGGATGGACGGCCTTGATGACGCGCACTTTCTTGAATGGGATGCCTAGGGTATCTCCGACGACTGCGGAACGAAACCGAAGGACCGCGCTGTGATTATTAGGAAGGCAAGGCGCGCGTTCATAGACGCCTGTGCATTCCCCTCTCAGCATGGCGGAAGCTAAAAGCCCCGCCATGCCTGCGCCGATGACAACAAAACTCACTTCGAATTCCTCAGGAACATAGGAGGCAATTCCTGATCAACGAATTCCGGTCCGCCCGGTATCGGGGTACGGTGCGGCCTGCCGATGCCGTCCGCTGCCAATGCCAACCGTTCTTCAAGAGGATGCTGGACCACTTGCCTGGGCACGGTGCGGCTAGGAAGGCCCGTAGCAACGTCCATAGCCGTCATAGGCGGGCCTAGTACCCTGCGGGGCGCAAACCTCTCTACGGCCTCCGGAACAACCCTCTGGTCCGGGTCCGGAATGACGGAACCCAAACGGGGGGTTCCCTCCGGTTCCGCCCCTGCGGAGAAGGCCGTAGAGAGGGGTTCCGGCTCCGGGCAGGCTTCGGCCCCCGGCTCCGGTTCTAACGCGCCCTGCCTTGCGGCTGCGGCGGCATTCCGGCCGTTCGCATAGATCGCAAGGCCGGAAACGAGGCCCGCAGAGAGGGTCCGGAGCAGGGTGTCAAGCTCCCGACCCCGCATGAGTTCTTCTTCAATCCTTCCGCGAAGCGTGATGTTGTCGCTTCGGAGGCTTCGGAGTTCGAAGTCCTGCATGGAGAGCATATGCTGGTCGGTCTGGCGAGCGAGACGAAGCGACGCCAGTTCTTCTTCCATCTTCGCGATGTCGTTGATAGTAGACATTATGCCAATCCTCTTTTCTTGAGCAATGCTTTCGGCACTTTGTTTATTTTCACGATATCTCCGAAGTGGACGTTCATGATATCAGCATCGATATCTTTCCCGTCTTCCAGACGCCTTCGCAAGAATGCGCAGTAAGATGACGCATGGACCTTTTCGGTATCTGCTGTCACCGCAAAGCCGCGTTCTTTCAGTTCTTCACGGAGAGAAACGAAAGCGTTGTGATCTCCGCGACCGAACTGAACGGTAACGTCTGCGGTAATGATACCACCTCCTTCGTATTCCATCAGCTTTTCAATTGCTGTAGTCCGCTGCGGTTCTTCTTCCGGTAATTTGCCGGAAACGAATTTCTGCAATTCGAAACGCCGGAGGCCGACATCAAGCAATGGAACGCCTGACTCGATCATGATTTTCGGCATCTTTATAGTTTTGATCTCAGTCATCTCAGCCTTCTTAATCTCCAGAAGGCTTTCGATGGCTTCGATTTCTTCATCCAAAGCCGATGCTTCGTCGGCTAGTGCCCTGAGTGCGGCTAACGGTCCTGCCGGGGCCAATTCTGCGCCGACGTCAAAGTCGTCTGCATTTGACATAACAATCTCCACTTATGTTCCGTCGTTCCCCGTGCGCGTTATTGCGCACGGGGTATTGATAGACAGGAGGTATGTTACATCTTGCTTTCGGTGTCGTCGCCGGACTGATCGCCGGAAACCTCGCCGGTTCGCAAATCGTGCTCGCCGGGTTCTTCGAAGTCTGCCTTGTCCACGCCGGTGACGAGGCTCTTGTGGAATTCCATGCAGCGGTCGCGGAGTGCATGCCAGTTGCTGTCGCCGGAAAGCTCAGCCGGAAGTTCCGGAAGGCTCATGCCACGAGTGATCTTCCACGTGAACCATGTGCCTTCGTTGTTGCTGTCTTCGACCGTGTCCAGTTCATAGACGCGATAGAACAACGGCGGCATGAAGCTGCTGCCGTCCGTGCGCCGCAGAACTTCACCGGTAGCGAGCGTCATCCACTGCCGCGCCTTTTTCAGCCCGGTCGAAGCCATCGGGATAAAACACTTGCGCATTCCGTCCGTGACGTTGAAGCCGTAGAACTGAGCCGTCTCGGCGATGTAGTTGCCGTTCGGCAGGAAGGGACGGCCCTTTTCGTCCTTCGTGCACTTGCTCAGAATGCGGTCGTTGTCGTGGATCGCAATGAGGCCCTTGCCGGATGCGCGCGGCGCCCATTCCAGATAGTCTTTCCGGAACAAGACCGGCAGAAAAATGATCGGACCTTCGAAGACCGTGCCCATGCCGACATCGCAGATTTGACCGATCTCAGCGCCTTCGATGAATTCCGGCTTGTTTTTCTTCACCTGCGGGGAAAGGTCTTGCAGGATCGTAAGACGGGGAATGAGAAGGTCTTTGGCGGTGACATTCTCGGTGCCCATCCCTGCGAAGTCGCCGAAGTCGTCATGAGTAACGAGGTCGGTTGCGCCGGAATTAACGACTGCGACTGCCTTGCTGGCTTCCTTCGCGGCGGCTTCTTCGGCGGCCTTCTTGTCGGATGCGATCTTTGCAGCGGCTGCGGCAATCTCTGCCTTGGTAGGTGCAGCCTTGGTGATCTTATCACCGGCCTTGTATTCGGATGGCTTCTTCATAGTTTCTCTCTCTGGTTAAAAGCAGTTTTTCGCCGCTGCTATACCGGCATTCGAACGGTACTAGCTTTGTACCTAAAAGGAAAGCTTTTTGTTCTAGATGGCTTCTTTAGCACTGCTCAGCAAAAAGCAATCAAAGCCTTGTGCTTCTGATGTCGCATTAAATTTGCCGACAATATAACTCCATAGACTGATCTTATATCTCACAGCAATCTTACTTGCGCAAATAACAACATCAGCAAGTTCACTTCCAAGATGCTCAACGGTATCTCGCGAACCTTTAATTCCAAGCCTCTCTCGTTCAAGCTTTTTAATTACATTGCATACGATGGCAAGCTCAGCAAGCTCACCGGCAAATTCGTTCGAATGGAAGCTGCTGTCCAGCTTACTATCAGGGTCCCAAAGCAATGCGCGCTTTTCATTCGCATTGCCCAGCCGGGCAAGGTCGCCGTTTTCTTCGAGCAGCCGAATATAAGCATTGGCATTGCGCAGGTCAGCGAACACGTCGCGCTTGCCGCTCTCTATGCGAATTTGATCCCATCCAAAGTCTTCCAACGCGGTTGAAATCTCTTTGATAGAGTATACGTCGTTGGTCGATCCTAGATACGCGCGGTCACCTTCGTCTTGCAGTGTGTCGTTGATGTTAGCGATGACATCACGATATCGCAGAAGCATCTTGCCGCGCCGCAGACTTTCTGCTTCGACGTTCGCAAGCTTCGTGCGCAAGCTTTCGTTCTCTGCGAACAGCGCCTGCTCTGTCTCGTTCATTTCAGCACTTGCCATGACTAATTCCTCTCAACGTCGCCGACAATAGCGCGAATTCCAACCGGCGCGCAATCCCGGTATGCTCAACAACAGGAGATGTAGACGTATCAAACACCACCTTAACTATAGGCAATCCATCTGCACCTATATCCGAAGCGAACACAATCGTCCCGCCTAGCGCTCGCGCAGGGTTGAATCCAATCGTATAGAATGGAGCAGCGTGTACAACGCGCTTCTTTTTTCCTTCTCCCATATCGATATACAAGGTATCGCGAGGAAGTCCAGCCATCGAAAGCATTATGTCTACATCGACAAATCGAGATGGAGAACGTATTCTCTCAACCTCATCGGCGATCCTTCGCAAAGCGGCATAGTCGGTCTTATCGCTAGGCCTGTACAAAGCCACCCTGCTCATGAATGTTCACTCGGCCAAACTGCGAGCAGCAAAGGGGGGTGTTGGTTGCCAGTTATCGATAGCTCGATGACCGCCCCCTGAACGAGGGCTTCCAACTCTTTCGGGCTGGGCCTCCAGTGCGTAACCATCATCGGCGTATCGGGTCCGTTGACGTTACAATTGTAGGTACGGTCGCTGATGTGCAGAGGCCTGTACCCTTGCGATTCACCGATGCTTCGACTTAGTCGCGGAGGCTTAACGCTTTCCATTTTTGCGATCTTTCCTGCGGTCTTTAATTATTGTGTATACAGATATGGCGATTGCAGCAAGCGAGAAGACAATCGTCAGAATATCTAGGCCCGAAGGGAATTGATAGACGCTATGCATGATTATCCTCTATCGCTTTCATCGGGATCGGCCGATCCACGCGGTACATCGCCTTTTGACCGGGGCCTAGGCCGGAGGTCCGCTTAATCTTGCCATCAATCTTACCGTTGATCTTTCGAATCATCCGGTTAATCTGATCGATGTCTTCTTGACAGACAAGCAGCAGTGGAGTTCCAAACATGTGCGCGCAGATTTCTTCCACACGGACGATATCATCCGCGCGGGCCATAAGCATCGCATAGAGTTTCATTTCCTGTTTGCTCAGTATATTCCGCGACATGTTAGCTCCAGTTATCGGCAGTGATGATAGGCTTTTCGAATTCTTCGTCATCGGTGACTAGCATAGTGCGCAAGTCCCCGATGCTCATTTCAGTAAGCAGCGCCTTAGTCCGATGCCTGCTTAGGATGCGACCGTCCATAGAGGCGCGGGCGAATAGGTCGGTGTGGGTTATAAGCCCCTTCGAACCGATACGATCAATGCGGCCTTCAGCCTGAGTGCGAGTGATAAAATTATCATCGCTGCTGTAGAACAGATCATAGTTGCACGCGCCTTGCAAGTTAAGGCCCGTGCCGCCCGTCGCAGTTGTCGCTAGGAAGCCCTGCGCGTCACCCTGCATAAAGCCCTGTACCGCTGCACGTCTGCCGTCGCTATCTATCCCGCCGTGATACTCAACGAACTTGCGACCGGTCAACCGGTAAAACTCTGCGATGAATTTAATATCGTCTCGGAAACGTGCCCAGATTATTAGCTTGCCGGGGTGGTTGTCAACATAATCACCCATGGCAGCAATTCGCGGATTGTCCATAAGCTTAGGAAATATAGGATGGACGATTTGCGTTTCGACATCGATCTTCTCCACGATGAAGCCGTTACTGATCTGCTGCATACGCAAGAATGCGACAGCAGCATTAGCTGCCATCATCAACTCGCCTGTATCGATTTGTGTGACGAGGTCTTCCTTGATCTCACGGATCATCTCGCGCTGTCGCTTCGTCATATGGAAGCTCCAACGCTCTCTTACCGGAGGCGGATGCCCCATGCCTTCGCGCGTAATGCTGAACGTATGAGGATCGACCAGCTTGCGAAATCGGTCCATGTTCTGCACGCCGACGATTTGATCCCCGTCGTATCCACCAAGTATCAGATACTCGTTGGTAAAAGACTTCTTGTACCGAATGCCGATGATGTCTTCATCAAGCCAGCAAATCTGCGCCCACTCGTCCAGCAGGTTTGTACCAATCGGCGTACCGGTCATCGCGATCTTATGTGAGCATTTGTTGCCCAACTTCTCGGCAGCGTCCCACGTCGCACTTTCTTTGTTCTTGATGCGGTGGCTTTCGTCTGCGACTAACAGGATGCGGCCTTTGAAATACGCGATGAAATTATTCATCGCCTCGATCCCTCGCTCAGTCCGAACGGCCTCCCAATTTATGCAGAGCGCGGTAAGGTTGTTAGGATTGAGCGTGGTGTAATTGAAATCGCCTTTGAACGGCCACAAAATTGTATTGATAGGATACTGATAGTGAGTGGGCAACTGCTCGTACACCCACTGCTCATGCACTCCCTTTGGAGCGATCACGATCATCGCATCGATGATTCCTTTGGAGAATAGTTGCCCTGCGAAGTCGATACTGATCTTTGACTTGCCGGTTCCTACGTCTGCGAAAACCGCAAAGGCGGTAACGGGATTGCCGTCCGAACGTGCGCCCTGATCTTCTCCCTGCCCAAGGCCCCACATCTTATCTAGACAACGATGTTGATGCTGCATTGGCGGGAACACGGGCTCATACGTAAACCTGCGACGGCTTGTAACATGCGTCGGCTTCAGTTCTTCCGTGACGAATAGACCGGGAATACCTGCCTTGAGCTTATCAAGGTTATGGCGTGTCGCATCGATGCTAAGGCCACCGCCTTTAAGCCAGACGCGCCTGCCCTCTAGCGACGTGCTAAGAAGTAGCATTTTGATACTTTGCGGGACCGCGACAGTAGCGCGGTCCCCGACGATTTTACATTCGATCATTTGATACATTCCGCAGGATACGTTAGTTTATAGCACGTTCGCCGCGCCGGGCGCTAACAATCTGAGGCGTGTATCTATCAAGGCTTTCGCATCTGGGTGAATACCGTAAGGGTACGTTCTTCGTCGCCCATGATCAAGTTGTAATTTATGTAGAGCGGGATTTCATTGCCGAACGTCTGATAGTATTCGTTGTTCAGCAATGTGTCCCAAGTTCGTTCCATGAAGAACGACTTATGATCCAAGTCCTGCACGGACATTCCGCCTGCACGATGCGGAACGGCGATGTTGATCAGGCCACCCGACTTAAGCACGCGGGCGCATTCCGCGAGAACGATCGGTACATCTCGCCCGCTGAGATGCTCAAAGAAATGCAGAGCCACGATACCATCGATAACATTATCGCTGTAGGGCAACGGGTCCGGCGCGTTCCATTGCGGTCGTTGCATCGATACTGCCCACGGGAATTCCTTCGTCCCTGCGCCGATGTTCAGGTACAACCCGCCGACCTTCTCCCCTATCGGATTGGGGGGTTTTACCTCCCTGTTCATTGCCGCGTTGAAGAACTCAAGCGAGGTCGCAATCGGCTTGCTTGTATCAAATCGCATCTTCTTCATGAGTGTGGTTCCTTTAGTCGCGGATTTCAACGAAGCCCTTGGTTACGTTATAGGCCAGATCGGCCTGTCGCCCCCCGGCTGCGAGGTATGCGCTGTGTTCGATGCCGGGGCTATCCAGAATAATCTGGAATGACTTATGCCCATGCGATCCCGCAGCGCGCGGGTTAACGCCGGGGGCGCATAGGCTGTGCAGGGTCTTGCCGCCTAGGGCGGATGCGCGCGGGGCCTTCGGGCCGTCGCTCGCCGGGCGCTCTGCTCTAGGCTCGCGCGGGGCCTTCGGGGCGCGCGGCTCGCTGTAGGATGCAACGCGTCCCGGCGCTGCGCTATCGCGCGCTGCGAAAGGAATATCCGGCGTCGGGTCCATGCCGCGAAATTCACCGTTCATCAGTTGCTGCGCAAGCTTCGTTATAACGGCCTTTTGCTTGCCGCGAAAATATGCATCGCCTTCGTCGCCGGGTACCAATTCCAAAACGGCGATGTGTAACATAGCGTTGATAGATATATCCACATCTCCGCGTTTGTCAGCCTCAGGCGGCGGAGGAAGGATGTTGTAATCGGGCGTCTCGCCAGCGTTCTCTGCGAGCTCAGCGCGATGCATCGCATGCGCAAGTATCACAAGGAAGCGGTCGGGCCACTGGTTCGGATCGGACTTTTCTGAGATTGGCATTGTGGTTCTTTCTAGGTTGGAGGAAGTCGCCCGGCAAGGGGGAGTTGCCGGGCGACCACATCGGCAGAGTGCAGTGGCAACATTACTCCGCCAATTCCAGAAGGGTCTTCTCCATCGCATCCTTCTCGCGCGAGAAGTCACCGAACGTAACGCGATGCATGCGAGCCTCGCCGCTGTTGCCGAACTTATGATCAGTCCAGTGCGTGAAGCCGTTCAGCGCGCCCCAGCCGGTTCCGACGTCAGCGCCCGGCGCGGTCTTGTAGCTATCGATGAGGGCCTGCATGCGAGCCGACTGAGTTTCCGGCGCGGCGAGAAGCTTCTTGACGCTTTCGGTCGAATAGACGTTGTCCGGAAGAACCTTCCAGTAAAGCTTCTGGACCGCATCTTCGATGCTGAGTTTCAGCTTCTTGATCTTCTTGTAGCGGCTTTCCGCCTGCGCCAATTCTTCGTTCGCAGTTGCGACCGCAATCTTGGCCGCATTCACATCGAATTCGGCAAGGTGGTTCTGCTTGTAGCAGACACTGCCGACTTCGCGTTCCGCCATCCGCATTGTATTCATGCAGACGACGCGGGTTGCAACGGTGCGGATTTTGGTCGATACGCCGACGATGTGCGAGCCGGTGATCAGGAGGTAGCCCTGAACCTTGTCCTTCTTTGATACTTCGAAGGAGCGATCCAGTTTCGCGAGGCCCCAGATAACCGAACCGTCGCGCAGGCTTCCGGCCGTCTCCAGCTTCGCGCCGCCGCTTTCGACGTAAGAGCGCATAAAGCCGATGAGATCGGCATTCTGCACGGGCGTCCAGCTATCGGACGAAACGTTCATCACCTTATGATCCTTCGAACGGATCAGGGCGCGCTTGCCTTCTACATCGATGGACTTGCCATCCTCCAGCGTTACCTGCATGGGGTATTGCTTAACGGTCCAGTCCAGACCGGCGGCCACCAGCATATCGTCGGTGGAGATGCCATCGGCGCAGCGCGTGCCGATACCGTGCCAAGGGGTTTCGCCAACGTATGCAATCGTTTCGACTTCGTGCGACATGATCTAATTCCTTCAAAGGACCCAACCGGTTCGTTCCGGTAGGCATATAAGGCGCCAACCAATCCGAATAAGGAAGCATTATTTGAACGGATTTGGTTTCTTTTTGGCCCGCTCAATCCTAGGATTGATATCCTTCATTTAGGCATCGCCCGATTTTAGCATGAAAAATTGACACGAGTAAACCCACAACTTGAAGAAAGTGAAAATGGCCGTAAGCGCGTTATTTCCGGAATTATGGGGCATAGTACCCGGAACGATTAAAACGCGCTTACGGCCTCCGCAGGCCCAGCAATGGGCTATCGTGAGCCGCTGGCGTTCGACCCCCCGTCAGGGCGATTTCGTCGTGTTCCCGCATCCAGCCAACGCGCCAGTAGTTCGCGAGGAAAGCATCCAACTCCGGGGGCGGGATTTTCAGGTTGGCATTCGCCCGGCGTGCTGCTCTGCCCTGCGCTAGCACGGCATCGCATTCGTCGCTTGTAATCGTCGCGCTCATTCGTCGTCTTCCTTCCATGCCAGTTGCCGAAGTATGGGTTCAACTTTCTTTATGAACTGCTCTGCCTGCCAAATCACGAAGTTCTCCGTGTTAGCATGTTTGAGCATCTCTTTTGCTTCGTCGGCAAGCGTGAGCAGTTCGATGTTCATCAGAAATACTTCTCATAGAGGTCTTTGGCTTCGCGAAGTCCGCAGCATGCGAGGGCGCGGACTTCCTTGATGGCGGCGACTTTCTGCCGGTCTTTGCACGCCTTGATTAGGCGCGATACCGCGCGCTCATCGAGCGATCCTGAGAATGGCGTTTTGCTAACGCTTGTCGCACTCAGGATGTTTTCGACAAGGTTATATTCTGCTGAGCGTGCCATCAGAACGGGATATCATCGCCGGAGTCAATCGAAGCAGCGGGCGTCTCTGCGCTATCCAATATAGCATCAGCGCCGCCAGCGAATTCCCCGAACGATACAGGAGGCTTCGGCGGCTTCATGCCGCGCATGTCATCGATCTTGGAGAGTACAGCGTCCAGCGCTTTCTGCGATACGGTAACAAACTCGCTTCCCGTGCTGCCGCTTCGCTCGTTGCGCAGGGTATCGATATCACCCTGAATAATTGCGAATGCATCGAACGCCACCGGCATCGGTGCAAGCGGCGGCGGGAATAGCCTGCCGATCTCGTCACGCCAGTAAGTGCGCGCCTGCTCCCAAGCCTGCCCAGTAATAGCAACAGGGCCGGGGATAGACTTGCCATCGGCATCAGTCGTCCGTTCGTCCAGCCGTCGCATCTGCAACAGAACGTCAGGACCGCGCTCCCATTCGCCCGGTACGCTAGAGCTATAAGTGCTAGGCCCCTGTACCATTACATTCAACTCGCGCAGCGTGCGGTTGATATTGCTGACATGCTCATCGACATATGCGCGTCGGCAGAATTCGTATTCCCACTTTCGCATTGTATCGGCAAGTCGGTCAACTGTGATTTCGTTGACGGCGCAGCCTACCTTGGTCAGGAACTTGCGGCGCTCTGCATCGCCAACGTTATCCTGCGACCAGCGTTCAGCGAGCGATTCAATGAAGTGCTCACGAACATCGGCATCTTCGCACATGCCGCGTGCAATCTCGATTGGATCGCATTTACGCAGGACTTCTTCCACTATGAAAGAAAAATCAACGTTGAGTACGCCATCCATAAGCGAAATGCTCTGATCGATACGTTCGGGCCGATCCGGCTCCGATACATACACAATCCGTTTGCTATAATTGATCTGGACGTTGTACTTGCCGATCTTATATATCGGCTGTTCAACTCCGTCGCGAATCATCTGGTGATTCGACTTCGCTTCGTATTCCTTGCCGTATGCCATCGCTGGTGGTTCCTAATCGTTTCGGGGTGAAGATGGAGCGCAGGACGAAGCGGAGGCTTGCCCAGCGCGGGCTATCGCTATGCAACCAGTTCACGGCCTTTGCACATTGCAAGAAACGCGAATGGCCGCTACCTCCCACTCGCTCTTGTAATTCTGCTTGGACTTGGTCTCAACAAAGAGGCCCTTGACAGGGACAGCAACTCCGGTCTGAGCTTCGATCCATGCCGCGATAGCAAGCATGATCTCAGCTTCCGTTAGCTCTACCTTTAGATTCATAGTCTCCGTTCCTTTCGATTTTGACGATGTAGTATCCATCCGGCACATGCGGCATAAGCACATCGACCGCATCGCTGAACCGGGTTTCGTTCGGCACGTCCACCTCAATCGAATGCGCAGTCGCATCCGCATTGGGGGTGGACTTCGGCACTATCCACACTCTAATCATATCGCCCCCGGTTGAGGTTTGCATCGCAAAGGGAACCAGTTCTGTTGATACTGGTTTACTTTAAGATGGGTAAGAAAAAGGGCAGGTGTATTAAGCCTGCCCTTCGTCTCGCTGATCAGTACATCCGTGATCAGCTATTCGTTGTTACTTCTTTTTCGCGGCAGCGTCAGCCTTCTGCTTGTCCTTCGCGGCCTTGCTCTCGGCAGCGACACGGGCCTTGGCGTCCTTGTCGGCCTTGGCGATGGCGTCGGCAGCTTCCTTGTCGGCCTTGATCTTGGCCTTCAAATCGGCAGCGGCCTGATCGGCAGCGGCCTTGTCGGCGGCAAGCTTCTCCGCCTTCGCAGTGGCTTCCGCAGCGGCCTTCGCAGCCTTGGCGGCTTCGGTCTCTGCCTTCTTCGCCGCAGCGGCCTCGGCCTTCGCAGCCTTCTCGGCAGCGGCAGCGGCGGCCTTCGCGGCCTTGGTGGCTTCGGCTTCTGCCTTCTTCGCCGCAGCGGCCTCGGCCTTCGCAGCCTTCGTTGCGGCAAGGGCCTCGGCCTTCGCGGCCTTCGCAGCGGCAAGCTCAGCAGCCTTCGCGCCGCCAGCTTCCAGCTTCGCGGCCTTCGCAGCAGCCGTTGCTTCGATCTTCGCGGCCTTCGCGGCTTCCTTCTCCGCGCTCTGCGCAGCCTTCGCAGCGACCTTCGCGGCGACAGCGTCGGATTTCTCCTTCACCTTCGCTTCCTTCGCAGCGTTCTCGGCAGCGACCTTCTCGGCAGCGGCCGCCATAGCCTTGGCTTGGGCTTCCGCGTCGATTGATGCGATGACCTTGCCGTGCAGAACGTCCCAGGCGATATCGCCGGACCGAACGCCTTCCTTGAGAAGGACTTCATAGCTGGCGCCATTCTTGCCGTGCGCGATGATCTTGTCCATCGAGAAGTAGCCGAACGAACCGGGACGACGGTGGTTCTTGAGTTCGACAGCGGCGATGATGTGGCCGGAGAAATTCGACTTGCGGCCCACCGTTGCGGCGGAAGTCGTGGGAGTGGTATTGGTAGCGGTTGTCATGATTTTGCCTTTCGGGCTTTTCAGGGGTTCGCCTTAAACTAAGTCCCGCTTTTATAGGCCACGCAGGATATGCGGCAACAACTATTTGTATTCGCAGAAAAGGGTGGCAGACTTGGCAGTCTGCCACCTGCTATCAACCCTGCCTCGCTGCGCGCGGCGCGCGGGCCAGCACTTTAACCCGGCCGCGCGCAAGCTCCCAAGCGATATGCTTGTTCAGATTGCCGTTCGGGTCCGGCTTGAGATCGTCAACCTTGATACCGGCCGGGCCTGCGCGCAGGATTGCGCCGACGACTTTGCGTCCGTGAGTGCCCATCTTGCGCTCGTTGGTCGTGACAGTCGCCACGACGTACATGCCTTTAAACTCGTTCTTCATCGTCGTTCTCCGTTGCGCCGGTTCGTTCCGGTATGCATATAAAGCGCCACTTCAAAAATGATTAGAACAACTATTTGTAGGATCATAAACCTAAGTGATCTAGAAATAACTTAGGCCTTCTTTCCTACACGTCGCGCTCGGAGCAGGCGCGAATTATCCAGCGTCAACTTCTTTATCGTCGCCATTAAAGCGACGTTGTCTTTTGTTAGTTCGTCAATTGTAGCAAGTAGCAAGGCGCGAGATGCTATCAATTCTTCGCGGGCCTCCTGCGCCTCGATCCGCAATGCAATCCGACTACGCTGTATCACATCAATAATCCTTGCTGCCCGGCCCAAACTTCTTGTACCGCTCAAGTTCTTCCGTCAGTCGTGCGATTTCCTCGCGCGCCAAGTCCAATTGCATCTGCAACGCAGATCGAGTGGCGGACTGAATTGCGCGCTTATCGCGCTTCGCTTTCGCATCGCACTGTTCATAATGCGCTTCGACATATTCCCAAAGGGTTCGGATAGTCGGCTTACGATTGAACTTGTCTTCGCTAACTACTGGAACGATACCGTGACCACTATCGCTGAATTGAATTTTGCTTATAGTTTTGAATCGCTCAACGGTCTTAAGAGACTTCGTATAAGCGCGATATCGGATATCGCCCTCCCAATTCGCAGTGCTGCGAAGCTCTAGACAATATGTCACGGCAGTTTCCTTTCATATTCAATCACCCGTTCACGATGTGGCCTGCTTGGCTTGCCATCGATACGGATGCAACTGTTATTCGGGACTGCTCCGCAGTATGGGCAGGTGACGACTTTGGCGCGATTGTAATGGAGAACATTCAGCTTTGGCTTAGTCCTACGCGCAAGACGATGCGGGCGATCTATAATCATGACTGAAACTTGCTCATGATATGGTTTAAAACAGGCACTTCAACCAGCCCTTGTTTCGTCAACCTTGGCATTCCGGATATGCGGAACGGCTGCCAGTCTAGCTTCTTGATGACGTAGCAGGGGATGAGCTTTAAACCGCAAGCGGCATACAGCGCATATCGATGCCGACCATCTACCAACATCCCCTCCGGCCCCGGGATGCCGTTGATATTCTGCCGTCCGGTAAGGCACATGATAATCGGATCAGAAGGGGGGTTATCCATCATCATCATCTGCCGTATACGATCAACGCTGATCGAGTTACTAGCGATAAACCCATCGACCAAAGATTTATCGATTGGCAAGAAATCGTGCGCCGGTTTCGTCTTATTAATCCACTCGATCAGATGATGAGTGGATATGTTGAAGTTCTTGCCGTCGTCGCGGACCCATGTATAGATTTGGTGGAAAGGGCCGATAGCCTGCCGGGGGATCATGCGAGGTCCGTAAGCGCTTTAACGACATCGCGGGTAGCGTACCAGCCCCCCTCATGCGTCTTCCCGTCAACGTGGAACATCGTGCCGCTTTCGCTGCTAGTCCATTCCTGCACTTTTTCGACCGCAGCGATGGCGTTGACTACTGACGTCATGCCGGGCATCGCGTCGATAGTCGGCACAAAGTCGGTCGGGAATTGTTGCATGGTGTACTTGGCGAGCGCGATGAGGAACATGCGCCCATCGTCGTCCAGCCGCCTACCGATATTGTCGCCAAAGAACTCTGCGACATCTTCCGGCAGAAATGCATTCTCATTGCATGCATCGCCAAGCACGTTGAAGAATTCATCTAGTTGCTCCGAACCGACCAACTGGTCAGCGACTTCGCGCAGATCGATATTGCCTTGATAAGAGATGCTCATGATAGCTCTTTCTTGTTTGGAAGTTGATAGTTTATTTGGTCTAATACGTTTAGAAGAACTTCAAATTGCCCTTCTACTAAGCGGATAGACCAATCTTCAGATGCGGCATTGCTAGTAAGCACATAGTCAATGTGCAGCATAAGCATTCTGGCATCGTTGTCGTTTAGGTCTATTTTCATGTCAAACACTTGTCGCATTTGTAGCTATAGCGGCCATAGACCGCCCATCCGACCGGAGGCTGCACGAACGCCGCTTCCATAAGAACAACAATCATCGATCCAAGATCGCTAATCGCGATTGTTCCTGTATCGATAACGTTGCTCTGCGAGCTAGGTGCATGCGTTCCGCAGTCGTCGCAAGTGCATTGGACCCTGAACGTTACAGTCGCTTTCCCTAGGCCGATCATGACGCAAGAAACCAGACGCGCGGCAACGTCTTATGTCGCCGCATATAGAAGATATGCAGGATATGCGCACGGGCGCTATCGCAGTTCTCGGCGCAAACCGAATTGGGATATGGCGAATTGCTCTGTACAACGCGATAACGGATATCATGCTTTACACAAACCGCCATGCTGTCTGCGACCAGCTCAATTATAAGATCACCGACGCGCGGGCGTTCAACATTTTCGCCCATCGTATCGATAAGCCACTGCATGTCTAGAGGCGCATGTAGCAGGCTCGGCACTGCCCATTGCGTCGGCTCTTTCGATAGCAGCGCAAGGGCGCGCTTCCAAATGCTCATTTCGGAAGAACCTTCCAGAGTTGATAGCAGGTATAGATGAAAATCGAGAAGCAGGTATAATCGAATACCTTCAGCGCGAACATCGAAATGGCGTAGCTGAGCTCTGTGCGTACCATCTTCTTACGAAACATGATTCTATTTCCTCTTGATTGCGGAAGGGATTGCGCTGGCGGCACCAGCGCAAGCGCGGATTAGCGCCGTCTCGGACAATAGCGCCACTTGCGTAAACGCTAGGTTAAAGGATGCAAGCCCAATGCGATTGATGTCGCCTGCTAGGGCATAGGCGGCAAGCGCAGCCCCGCTATATTCGTACCACCGTCCGCACCGCGACGGCGCAGAGAGTGCCGCTAGGTAGCCTGCCGTCGCAGCCGTGCGCAACGTCGCATCGCATTCCGCAGACGACAGCCTGCCACAGGAAACCGCATAGCCGGGGGTGGTGCTCTCCGGCGCGAGAACGGCAGCAAGCGGAGAGGCAACGACGCATGCGATAAGACCGAATGCGGCGGCCGTAGTGAGCCTATATGCTACCACTTCATATCCCCCGGCAGCGAATGCTGGGCAATCGACTTACGCGCCTCTACGGCCTTCGCAAGCGTCTCGCTGCACAATTCATGCAGCTTACGCATATACTCAGGATTGTCGAAGCGGTGCGGCTCGCCGTTAATCAAATCAAGATCGGCATAATGCCGGTGGTATGCTTCGCTGTTACCTGTCATCGCAGTCTCCAATGCCTTAATGCTGCCTAACGTAGTCCACCGCTAAGTAGACCGCAAGCGCAGATTTATGTCCCCTTTATCGGGCGGAATTCGCTGCTAACGGAAAAGCAGAAATTGAGGCGTCCAATCTTAAGGAACCGGAGGCCACCGACCTTGCGATAAGAGATGTTAAACATCGTCTTTCTCAGCTACTACTTTTTTGATAAGTGAAATGGCATCGCGATAATTACCAAACGATTTGGTCCGTTGCGTTCCATTCCCTTCATCATAAGAATATGGAGGCTTGAGATGGACAAAAAATCGGCCTTCGTCCATGCCTTCGTCTTCAACGTCTGCTACTTTGCCAGTAGCGATGAGTTTTTGAATTTGCAATTTATTTGGAAGCCCTGCCATGATCTTATTCCTTGCGATAAGAGATATTAAACATCGAGCCGGTATCCGATGTGCCTGCGCTCTACAGCGGTGAGGTCGCGCATCTCGTTGTCGTCTTTAACGACTGGAATAAATCCCTGCTTCGAACCGGCAGGCCAATGTGCCTTCGTTTCATATCGCTCATAAACGCGCCGCCAGCATTTGCTGCCCTCAAGCTTGACCATGTGCAGCGTAGGCATAAGGCCGTTTGTCGGGTACATCGGCATACGCTTAAGCGGGTGAATGCGGCGTGCTGTGATCTTGGCCATCTGCTTATGCTTTCTGAAATGCGACGACTGCGGGATCGCGCATGAGCGCGGCGATTGCCTGCTTGCGGCTGGAATAAATCATGCCGGAACGGGCCACAATCTGCCCATCGACGCGGGCGATATATTCGTGGCGTCCGCCATTGCTCCAGACCGTATAGGTCATCGTCCGTCTCCGTTCCGGCTAATCCCGGTAGCGATATAAAGCGCCACCGGGATGAGAATTAAAACAGTTATTTGAATTATTTCTGAATAGGATGGGTCGCAGGATAAAGGATGACGTCGCTAAATCCGTTGGACTTTGCATAAGCGATTGCCGACTTGCGGGCCTCGCTATAGGTGCCGGGGAAGGTTCGCGCGGAGGCGGTAGAGAAAGCGCGGAATTCGAACGTCCAGCCCTGCGTCCAAGCCCCACGAGGAAGCTTGCCGTGGCGTTCTTCGTAAGAAATCGTGCAAACTTTAATCATCTTCCGTCTCCGTTCCGGCCATGCGCCGGTAGACGTATAAAGCGCCACTTTGCATCGAACCGGGTACAAAAATCTGAGGCAATTAATCACTTATCTGTAGGAAGGCATTCTTGTCAGTTAGGCATCGCCCTATCTTAGCATGGCCAATTTGGGTAAGTAAACCCAGAAAGTGTAGTTATGATAGTAAAATCTGTGAAATGGCCGCAGGCGCGTTATTTTCCGAAAGATGATCTAAGATGCCTCTCCGGGGTAAAACGCGCCTGCGGCCTTCCTAGGGCGATCTAGCGGCTACGCGGCCAAAACTTCTTCATCCCTTCGTTGGTCTTCCAGAAATCCTTTTTAGCCACCCGGATTTCTTCGGGGCTACCGTCCCGCGCTTCCCGTGCGGCGCGCTGGCGGGCGATGCGCTGCTGAACCGTTTCCTCCGGTTCCGTAGAGGGGGCGGAAGTCAGTCCACCCCCCTCGTTGGTCTTAGGGAACTTGCCGCTTCCCTTCTTCATTTTCGCTGCGCGTCCGCGCGATAGCCGGGCGTATTCTGGATATATGCGGTCTTGGGCAAAGTCAGCGACTTGCTCGGAACCGGCTTCCAGCCTGCCGCCTGCCGTGCGGCGAGAAGTGTAGAGTGGTAAACCGTGGTCCCGTCAGGATGAGCCGCCGCATACCCCAGCACGCCGGAGATGCCGCGAAGCTTGCGGATTTCAAAATCGTTGATCCGGTCCACGACCGAATAGCATCCCAATGCGCGCTCTGCTTGGAGCCTATGGGCATGGGGAATTGCGTCGGAGAGGGAATTGTCCGGCTGAATCCTTCCGGTAAGATACCCGAAAGTTTTCATCCTATCGGGCGAATGCAGATGGCGAATGGTGATCCCGTTCGCAGTTGCGATATCGGTATAGGACATTTCGATAACCTCTATGCTAGATAACCGACGGCCATCGTCAGGCAGCGCCTTACGCTGCGACGGGCAATTGCCCGTTTCGGCCTGCCTAACCCCTCCTAAGCATCCGTGCGCTGCAATCCTGCGGTATGCGTTCGCACTGGACGAACGGAACCGCGACGGTATGCTCAATCCAAATCTGGCGGACTTCGGAACCGTACCGGAACTTTGCCGCGTTGCGCGCCGCGTCGGCGTTCTTGAACCTGATGCGTTCAATGCGATCTTCGAAGGCGAACGCCAGCACGGTAACGGTGTCCCGGTTCGCATGGATGCATGCTTTCGTCCATGCATCGTGCAAATAGGTTTCGACCAATCCCCACATCCGGTATTCGGCAGGATTGCTGCAATTCTCAGAAGCCTCCGCAGCGTATTCGCACGCCATGCGATAGATGCGGCGGCGCTTCGTTCCGGGGAACCCTTTCTCGCGCGCATCGCGGCGGATAACCATGCGGAGAAGGTCGGCGGCAGTCTTACGGAAAAGCTTGGTCTGCATGACGGTGGTCCTTTGTGCGAGGGCAGGGAAGGCGCAGGGGATCGCCCCTGCGCCGGAGGGGCTTAGGCGGCTTCCAAGATGCTCAGCAATTCCTGCGCCCGCTCTGCGGTCCGGATTGCAGCGGCTTCCATCGTAAGAACGTCGATACGGGTGGACGGGGTTGTCTGCACTTGCGGCTGTGCGTTCCACAGGTCGCGGATGCGTTCGGCAGTCTTGCGGGTCTGGAAGGCAAGGGCAAACTTAATGCCTGCGAGACGGTACTGGTTGCCATCGACCATAAGGCAAAGGCTGCAATCATCGGTAATAAGGACGTAACCCAGCGAATTCTGCAATTCCGCGCAAAGCGCGATGTTCGAACGCAGGGTATTCATCAATTCGGTCTTAACGTCGGTCATCGTCTTGCTCCGTTCCGGTTCGTTCCGGTATGCATATAAAGCGCCACCGCAACGGGAAAAGGAAACACTTTCTGAGGTTAATCCGTCAAATTCTGGGTTGAGCGGGCCACCTAGTGCTAAGTCGTTGATAAGCCTACTAGATATAGGGTCTCGCTTTCGCCGCATATAAGGCGTACCCTAGCGGTCCCACGCCTAGCCTAGCCCTCCTAGTCCCTATCCGGCAATTCTGCGCCGGGTAGGGATGCGGACTAGCCTTCGCGGGGCGCTGCTAGGCTAAGGATGTGGGTCTCAATCTTAGCAGTGGATTCAAAAACGCTTAAGACAGCGAACGGGAAAGCCATGCTTGAACAATACATCGCACATATCCTAAAGAAAACATCAGGCGAGGAAGTCTCGCCAATTTTAGTCCGATCCCTGTGTGCTAAGGTGCAGCCGGAGGATGTTAGAACTAGAGCGAAGTGTTACTTGACCGCGATGAAAATCTGCGGCGAATATTTCGCTGAGAGGTTCAAGTGAACCGGTTCGATGAAGAAGACGAACGCAAGGAATTCGCGCGCATCTGTGCGGCGTTCGCTGAGGAAGGCATAACGAAGCCGTCCGATGCACAGTTTCGCGAAATGCGAATTCGGCTACGGTCCGCTGACGCTTACGTTGTGTACGAAGCGCGCATTGAAGATAGCGATGCCAAATTCTCTGCCTCCGCTGCGAAGGCGTTGAGGCGAATGAACGAAGCGCTGGAAGAACTGCGGACGAACGCCGCAAAGTATTTCGAAGGTGATCTTGAGGCGCTGCGCAATCGCGCACACCGTAACTACCACAACCGCCTCATCCTACTAAAGGCAGATGCAGGACGGCGCATTAAAAAGGCGCGCAGGCTTCTTGATGAAGAAATCGCGGAAGCTGGACGCTATCACGATGAACTTATTCAATCCACAAAATACAAAGCTGGTAACTAATAATGGCGAAGGCTAAATCTTCCGCACTCCCCGCCAGCGCGCCCCCCGACTTGCCGCGCTTGAATTATACTGGTCCTGGGTCTACGCCTGCGGCGAACGGATGGGCCGAACGAATTGGAGCCGACCGCGTAGGCCCTCGCACATGGCGCATTAAAGCCGTGCAGCGTCCGGACGGTTACGAAGGTGTAGCCTCCAATACAATTATACGCTTCGCCGCCAATGGCCACGCGATAGAGAATGAGAACAACTCGCAATACCTGCCCGACGCATTCGAAGCGCAGGCAATCCGCGCAGAATTCTCGCTGCTTATCTTTCCTCATACGATCCATAAAGATGATATCTGGAACGCCAAGACCCGCGATAAGAGCGGCAACGAAAGCGTAGTCGATGGCGCTGGCTTCCTAGATATCCGGCAGGGGGGCGTCTTCCCGAAATGGGTTATGGATATCCCGAAGTCTGATATCACGATCTTTCGCACCGCAGAGCGCAAGGTGTGCATGGTCGAGTTTAAGACCTTCATCGAAGACCCCTATGGGGAATATGAGGAAGGGAAGAACAAGAAGTATGTGCAGTTCAGCCCGTATTCAGACGGCACATGGCAGCAGGGATATCCCGACGAAGGGTTGCCGCAGTGGGGTTGGGAGAATTATGCGGGGCAGGATACGCTTATGATACATGAGGGCGCTGCAAAGGCCCGGCATGCGCATAAGATGAGCAACGATATCGACAGCAGCGGCGATACCTTGCGCGAGCAGAACGGCCTCGCAGGCGAACTATTCGGCGTCTTCCATCTAGGGTGCATGGGCGGTGCGGTTAACCCCTACGCCGTAGACGTAGACCAGATAAACTCCAAGAAGTTTAAGCGCGTCATCTGCGCCGCCGACAACGACGACATCGGCCTTAAGTACATGCGCAATATCGCCCGGCGCATCGACGCGCCGACCTTCATCCTGAACTGGAACCTCGATCCCCTTAAGCGTTTCCCGGCGTCTTACGACATGAAAGACCCGATGCCGGACAGCCTATACATCGAAGTCGGAGGCAAGCGCATCTATAAAGGGCCGCTGCTGGAAGACCTGCTGACCGATGTAACCTTTATGACGGAGATGAGCAAGCCTCATAAGGGGATGACGCCGCAGCAGATTGCGGACTTTAAGCCAGTAGAGATTTTGAAGGAACACGCGCGCAATCAGGTTTGCTATCTGACGTCGCAGGATAAGTTTGTTCATATACATCGGCCGGAAGAAGAAAAAGAAGCCCCGGCACTGAATCGGTATCTGAGCAATCGGTGCTTTAGCAGCGGACGGATTGCGGATTTGTTCGCGAAGCATGGGGAGATGCATGCTGTTGCTAAAGCATCGCTACCGGGTCATCCGTTTGGTATTGTAGAGTGGAACGGCGGCGACTATCTGAACGTGTATAAGCCATCAAAGGTCCGACCGATCGAACTACCGATCGACATTTTCGATGAGTATCTAGAATTCCTCTGCATCGATGCCGAAGACCGATACAATTTGAAGAAGTCGCTATTCACCTTAATAGCTAGACCTGAGATTAAGGTGCCGTTTGGCGTGCTGCTTTTATCGGTGTACGAAGGCGGCGGCAAAAGCTTCATGATTAATAAAGTGATCCCCCCTCTAGTCGGTTTCCGCAACTGTAGCTTCCCAAGCGTCAAGATTATCAATACACCGTACAACGGCTACCTAGCGAATGCAAAGTTCGTTGGTATTGACGAGTTGTGGAGTGAAGATCACCGCTTCGCAACTGCCGACGCCTTAAAGAGTTCGGTCACGCAGTCGGAGCAATCCGTGGTAGTTAAGAACGGCAACCCGGTCTTCATGCCGACACCCGCACAAGTCTGGGCGGCAAGCAACCATACCGACGCGATGAAATTCTCCGGCACGGATAGGCGCTGGTTTATCCCTAGCCTGCTCCAGACGCCTCCTAAGCGGTGCTTTGCTTGCGAGGAAGTGATAGGCAAGTGTCCGCCCGAATGTCGCTGTCCGGCTGCGCAGCGCATGGATAAGTTCACCGCATTCGCCGATTGGCTTGATAACAAGTGCGGCTATGAGGCTATTATGTATGCAGCGCAGAACTTCGGAGACTACTGGAACTCGGGTAGTAACGCGCCTTTTACGAAACGCAAGCGCGAGGTTATGAGAGAAAACATATCTCCTCAGGAAGATATGGTTACGAACTTTGCGAAGTGGGCGCTGGCGCAAACGATGCCGGTTGTTATCAACACTACCATGCTGCATGACGAGTTGGTAGTTCAATCTGCTAACAAGAAAGGCATCAGCGCACGCGCCTTAAATGCTATCATCGAGAATGCGGGTCTTGCTCGCCACTGGGAGCAGATCAAGACCAAGGGGAATAGCTCGTTGGTACTATATAACGAGGCCGGTAGGGAGATTGCCGAACGCCATAGGGACGCGGAGAACGCTGTAAGGAACAAGGTTCTGCGGCACTATACGAAGACACTAGAAAACTACATAGCGGTGCTCGATGACGTTCCTGCGAGCGGAGAGGGCTTCGAACCGGGGACCGCGAACGACGGGGAACCGATGTAAAATGCTGGGGCTAAACGTGGGGCTAAGTAGGGGCTAAACGCGATTTCTAGCCTTTGCGAGTTTAGCCCCTGCCGGAGAGGTAGTGGGGCTAAACGAAAAACGAGGAAATTTAGCCCTTGAACTTAGCCCCAGGTTAGCCCTATCGTATGTATCTGTAATTGCTGCGCTTTTCGTGAATAGGGACTAATAGTCCTTTTTATCTCTATATTATTAGATAGGAGAAAAGAGAGAAAAGAGGGCCTAGAAAGGCACCTAGGGGGCGGTTTCTACGGCTATCTATACCGTGCGGCAGTTTAGCCCCACAGTTTAGCCCTTAAGCCTTAGACCCCGGTGTTTCGTACTATCACTTCGAACCGAACGCGACGACTATCAAAACGTTGAGAAAGAACCGCCAATGAATATCAGACTTACTCCTGTGCAAAAGTCAACGCTCCGAAATTCGCTGCGCTTCGACGGTGCGGGTGGCCGGTTCGTCTATTCCGACCGCGACGACCGCACGATGAAAGCGCTGGAGCGAGTCGGTTATGCGTCTTGGTACATGCCCAGCGGCAGATATGGCAAATCGCATTGGTACATCACCGATGTAGCTTTTGAACGTGCCAAAGAGTTATTCCCTGCCGACGCGGAAGCGCTGGCGAAGTTTCATACACATAGGCGTTGCTTGACACCATCACCGCGACGTTCCCATAATCGGGTCGTCGCATTTCGCGACAGGAGCAGAACGATGACCTATTCCGACGACCTTTTGACAAGGCTCAGCCACGCGACGTTGTACGCGATCTTCCAGGACGCCAATGCCGCCGCACATCGCGAGCCCGACAGCGTGCAATTCAATAGCCTCTGCGCGCTCCGCGACGCCGCGAAGCGCGCCATGCAGAAGCAGGCCGCGTCATGATCCGCACCCTGTCGATCACCTTCCTCCTCGCGTTCGTCGTGGCCGTCACCGTGACATCGTGTCATGCCCACTGCGACCCCGATCACTGGTATCAGTACGCGGAGGACGAAACAATCGCCTCCATCGCCCCTGTGGCACGTTGGGTTGACGACGATGGAGACGAGTGGCGTTGGTTGGCCGATCCCATGACTACAAAACCCGTTGAATGGTGCCGCACTTGCCGCTTTCTCGATGTACCATTGGACAGCGATGGAGTGCGTCGTCCGCGAGCAACGCACACATACAACTGCCTTGCTGAAATCCCCGTTGTTGCTTTACCTGCATCGGTGCGCAACTATACTCCGCCGAAGCCGGGCCGCGTCGAACCTAGGGACGGCGGGGGGTGTGCATATCATCGTTTGCGTCAGAACCCTAACGTCGTGAAAGGTCGCAAGTCATGAGCACCAAACTACCATTCGATTTGGCGGAGGCTGCTGGTCGGCGTATCGTTGATCAGTACATCGCTGAAAGCCGTACATCGTGGGAGAAGATGACCGATAGGGTTGTCGCTCTCGCTGGTGACATCGATACAGCGGTAGCGACTAAGGCCGTTATAGCTTTGACGATGGCATATCTACAGCAGGAAGCTGAGAAGCTTGCTGCGGAGATGGAGAGGTAGAATGCAGATATTCTTTTGGCTGACTATTGGTATCATCGTTGCAATGGCATATGGCGTCGGTGGAGGAAGCCAAGGCTCGCAGACGACGGGCCGTGTTGAAGCGACTTTGGGCGAGCGAGGGTTTGCCGGATGCTTGCGGCCGTCGTCGTGGAGCCCGGACTATGAAGCATCGGCGCGACGATGCGCCGAGGACAGACAACAGAGAGAGGAACGACGATGATAGAGCAGGACAAGCAGAAGCTGGCGGAAGAGTTTGAGGTTTTGAGCATGTGGTGCACAGACGAGCGCCATAAAATTCGTGGTCGCGGTGGTTTCGACAATCAGTCCGAGCGAGAGATTGGTATCGGGATTGTCGAGGCGGAGATTGACCGCCGCTCCAAAGTGCTTCGAGCCGCCCTCCGCGCAGCGCCCAAGGCATCCGGCGCGGAGCCGGTGGGACGACAGCCGGACTTGATGGACCTAGAGCGCTATTCAAACAGCGATATCTCGAAGCGCATGTGGGAAAGCTACAATAGCTGCGGCGACCGCTGGTTCATGTACGCGGCAAAGCGGCTCGCCACCCCTCCCGTCGCAGATGCCGGGGTCGCCGTGCTGCATGCCGAGGCGAGCAAGGATTATCGCAGGCTGTGGCTGTCCTTCCTTCATGGATACTTGCGAGACATGGCGGCGGCTCAGGAAATGGTCGCGTGCGCCGAAAAATCTGGCCTTCTCCCCACCGCTGTCGATATCGCCACGCCGGATGCAAGCGCGGATGCGGTAAGAGAGGCCTTTGTGGAAGGATCGAACGGTGGACGGTCGCGTACTGCTTAAAGATCAGATCAACGATATCCGCAGGATGGCGCCACCGCCTTCATGTACCGATCCGAAGTGTAACGCTTTCGAATGCAACTGCTGGTATCAAAAGAAAGACGACAATGATTAAGCTTGAATCCGATGTACGCGACATGGTCCGCAAGATGGTCGGCCCTGCACGGTTGATGACGGTCGAATCGGCGAAGGGCGGCACAGACGGCTACCCCGACTTTACTATCATGTACCGTGAGCATTTCTATCTGTGCGAGTTGAAGCGTGGCGAACTGATGATTGATACAAGGCCCACAATCCTCGGCCTGCGCGTCCACCTTCGCCCCGGCCAGAAGCAAGTCATCCGCCAGTGCGCAGCGCAGCGCATTCACGTACACGTCATCGGCGGTGAGATTGGTACAACGAAGCTCTGGTACAGCCGGGGGGTCGACTGTATCAGCGATTCGACTGGTATCACAGTCCTGCGCACTCGCTTCAATACGCTCGGCATGCTGGAGAGCTTCTTTGATGCGCCGTTCGATCCCGACGCAGCTATCAAAGCGAAAATCAATGCAGCAGTTCAGGCCGGGGAATTGCACGAATGACGATTAAAACAATATACATCGGCACTGAACCGTTACATACCAGCACATATCGAAGTGCAATTCGTGATGTGCTAGAAAAGTATCGCAGAGATGGCGATGGAGACTTTGCGGTCAATCGAATTGCAGAACTATCAGAAAGTGTTTTGATAGCATGGGCTGAGGAAGGGAACGAAAGAAAAGTTCCATGACCCGCCCAACGAACGAAGACCTTTGCACGGCTTTCCGTAGCATGCTAACATCCGACGCGAAGCAGATGCTACCAGAAGACGTGCTAGAGGTAACAAAGCCTTGGCGCGCTGCACTCTGGGAAGCGTTCAAAGAGATAGATGCGCGGATGTGTCCGCGACCGCCGCGAAAGGATTGATACTATGGCACTACCAAAAGCAAAGCCGGTCTGGACTGCATGGCCTGCTGTTACTGACGACGGCATTCCGATGGCGCGCGTGAAGCTTGATGTAGGCCAGTATTCGTTTCAGGCCGGGTCGCAGTATAGTCCCGAGAAAGACGACTTCGCTGAGCGGGTGGCAAATGTCATTCGTGCTATCACTGTGTATGCTCGCGAACAACGATGGATCGATTGATATGAAACATGAACTTGCTGATTTGGTAGTTCGCCTTCGCGACAAGAAGCTTCGCGAGCATGATACGCTCGCGCATGAAGCGGCTGATGAGATACAACGCTTGCGCGATCTTATCAACTCGCCCAGCAAAGAAGAATGGACGAAGGCGGTTGTAATAGAAGCCGCGCATCAGAGCGAACGCTGGCCCGCTGCGCAGGACGCGGCGAAGACGCCTGAGGACTGGTTCTGGCTCGTCGGCTATCTCGCGGGCAAATGCCTTGCATCCTTTAAGCAGGGCGACATGGACAAGGCACGGCATCACACTATCAGTACGGCGGCGGTCTGCTATCAATGGTCGAAGTCGATTGAAGGCATGCTGAATATCATTCGCGAAGATGATACATCGATCGATATCGAAATGAAGTCGGTCTGGACCGATACGCATGGCAATTCTCTGCCTGATGATAGCTCTGGCGATAAGTACATGGTTATCTGCCCGACGTGCAACGATGCGAACGCTTGCGGCGACTATCAAGGTCCGGCATGCCCGACGTGCGGCGGTGAAGGCAAGATAGCCCTTAAGCAGTTCTGCGACGGCGACGGCACGATGGAAGTTGAGAACCCGCCCCCGCCGACCGATAAGCGCTGCGAAGGCGGCGGCATCGCTACCAATGGCGAATGCCTGCATTGCAACGCTGCGATGGGCGAGACGTGCAGGGAGAAGGATACTATCAAATGAATCGTGAATACATCGCCGATATCCTCTATTGGCAGGATCAGGCTGCGATATCATATCGCGCTGCGACGATAGAGATGCTAGCGAATATGCCGGAGATGCGCGCGCAGACGATCCGCTTTCAGCGCCGTGCGCGCCGCGAGGCAGGCATAGCTCGGCGGCTTCTCGCGCAGTTGCAGGGCTGGCGAGAACGAAACGAAGTACAGGACTTGCTATGAATAAGAATTCAGAAGCGCTATTGTATACATGCTTGATACTTCTATCGCTGTATGGATACGCAAGCATCATGGATCGTATCACTCGCCTCGGATACGAGTATCATGATATCAATAGTAAGGGCCAGTCTCAGCTTCCCAAGGAAGATTGATACACATGGACCTTGCGAGAATTACGATCTATGGTAGCGCGGTATTTATCGCGTATTACTTCATAAAATGGCTAATTCCATAAGAAAGAACCGCAAATGTGCTGCTGCGCTGGTACCGATTACAAGGATGAAGACATCGACGGCAAGTGCCCTACGTGCGATGAGCCGACTGTAGACGGTGATGCGTTCGTGCGCTGTGGCTATTCGCCTGTTCAGTGCAAGACGTGCGGCTATGCGCCATGCGATCAGTCCTGCTAGGATGCAGCCATGATATCGGATCAGAAGAATACACAACATTAAAGGATACTGCTGTCATGAGTCTCGAAAAAAAGATGAAGCGCGTCGAACCTATCAAGCTTCAGCCGATGGCGGCGAACGGCATGCAGCCGCTTGCGCATCGGCACGGCGGCACGAAGGCGCTGCCCGTTCTCGAAACCTCGCCGGGGGTGTTCGTGTCAGCCTGGGCGATACACGAGAAGAACGTAGCGCGGATGATAGCAAGCGGCCCTTGTGCGCTCCAGCTGGTCGTTGATACAAACGTGCCGGGCCACCAGTCGGTATCAATCAGTATCGTGCGCGTGGAACTTAACGACAAGCCGTCGCGCGTGGAGTAGTCATGAAGGCCGGTGGCAAAGAGTACATCGAGAATAGCGAAGGTGTGCACTTGCTATATGGCGAGCATACTTTGTGCGGCGATGCATTTGATATCAGCGAAGATGACATCGGCTATGACGATGGGCCGATGGCAAGTACCACCAAGAGTACGGTCACATGCCCTCGCTGCATTCTTGTAATACACTACTGCCGTGGAGTACGAACGTCATGAGCCTTTGTGATAGGTGCTATGCGCCGGGCAACTGCTGTAAAGACTTCGCGTTGAACGAAAGCACGGTATGGACGGACCAAGATCGCGACACGCTCGTCAAAGAGAAAGAAATGCCATTTCGCGTTTCTCGCATAGTATCGGAGCACATCGATGCAGAGAGTGGCCGACCTTACGCCGAAGTTCGTTACAGCTGTCCTGCCCTTTTGCCCACAGGCAGATGCGGCATATACGATACGCGACCACTTACGTGCCGTTTGTATCAACCTCTAGAAGATGGTCTTTGTGTGCACTTCGGCGGCGCAGAGACAGGAGAACGTACATGACGATCAAATTCGGCGGAGCCGAACGTCGCAAATATGAATGGCAGATGACGCTGCGCCGTCGCATTAACTCGATGGAATTCGCGATGGCGACTTGCTGTCCTGAGAATGTGTATCTGTATGCGGAGACGCGGCGCAATTGCTTTATAGCTCTGATCGCGTTACAATTGGAAGGTGTCATTGAACAGAGATTGCAGGATAGAGCTAATCGACTATCAGTTATGAATTCGATGTCGCTCTGAAATCTCCCTTGTATCTTATGAGCTCTACTTAGGGTAGCTATGCCCTTACGATGCCGCCTGCTACCAATGCCGGTTGCAGCGTGCATCGTTCGAAGGGCACATCCTATGACAGAAGTCTCTTTCCAACCGACGGGCAATGACCAAACATTCGCCTTCCAACAGGCGATCTATGATGTCTCCGCATCAGGCGGCGGCAACATCCAGATCGAAGCCGGTCACCTCTGCATTCAAAAGGCAGAGATGCGCTCATGCGTCAACGTTCGCGGTCGCGGCCGTAACGTTACTAACATTATCCCGATTCAGGATAACATGAACACGATCGAAATCCTCGATCAGTGGATGATCACTCTTGCCGATTTCACCCTCGGCGAACGAAACCTTGCGCAGTATCGACCGAACTGCGGCATCTTCATCGGTCAGGGGCAGTTTCTCAATACCAACCTGATCAATCTCGAAAAGATTTTCCTCTCTCATTCGCTGAGCTGGGCTCCGCTCTGGCTCCAGTCGGCCGTCTCCGTCACCGCGCGCGATTGCCAATTCTGGAACTACTGGTCGGCCTATGGTATCAGGCAGACAAACATCGCTCAGCTTCCTTCATCGTTCGGTCACGCGCTGCACGCGAACGCTCCCCCGTCTGCTATCGGCTTTGACAACTGCGAAGTCCACGCAATGGGCGTCGAAGGAAACGGCGGCATCGCTATCAGTTCCACCCCGGTCGGCACCTATCAGGGGTTCAACTGGAACGGCGGCATCATCAGTGCTCCGCGCAAGTGGGAAGAAGGCCTGAAGAAAAGCGCGTTCACTGGCGATCCCGGATACACCTGCGAAATCCCGGGCTGGGTGCCGGTTCACGACTACTCCCCGGAGTAACTACCACTATCATCGCACGGCGCATCCCGCGCCGTGCGATACTATCAAAGAACCATCGAAGAAAGAACTATCAGATGAAGGTACATCAGAGCGTTGCTATCGTTCCGAATTGCAATCGCAATAGACTGAACGAGCACATTAAGGCCCTGAACAACGATAATATCCGCGTCTTGTCGGTTGCAGCCGCAGGCGAACTATCAAGTCCCAACGCTGCGACATGGATACTTCTCTGCGAGTACGAAGGTGTCGAATACCAAGCAGTACCATCTCCGTAAAGGAACTATCAACGCGATTTAATGCGCGATATTTCTGCGCTGTATCGCTTTCCGCTTGCATTCTGCTCCGAACTGCATTCTAGATCGCGAGATGCAGGACACCGTGATTCCCAGCCCCCTATCCGGTCTTAGTGCTTCGCGGCACGACATGCCCGTTATGCCGGAGGGCTACCGGGCTGACCTTGTTGCGCTGGCGAATGCCCTTGCGGCGGCGCGTGCCCTGCTGACGACGAAGCAGCGAGTGTTCCTTGACGAATATTTCGCTTCTGGCATGGACGGGCCTTTGGCTGCCGTCGCGGCAGGCTTTGACCCGTCCATCGCTCGCCGTACCGCAGCGAACCTCCTGAAGCTTCCTGCGATGCTTACCGCTATCGAAGCGGTGATGAACTATCATACTGCCAAGTCGCAGATGCGAGTTGAGGAGCTCAAAGAAGAACTCTTCAGCATTGCGACATCTAACATCGGCGACTTCTTTGATACAGACAGCTCAGGTGACATGCGCCTTACGCTGTCGCCTGATACCGACCGGAAGAAGCTGGCCGCGATCCAGTCGATTTCGATTAGTCGAACTCAAACGCAGTTCGGCCAAAATGAGAACATCAAGTTCAGCATGCATTCCAAACTGGCAGCGATTGATACACTGCTGAAAATGTTGCATGTCAAGGGCGTTGCAGAGGAAGCGGCGAACCCCTCTGTCGTAAACAATAACCTTTCGGTCACGAACATTGCGATTGTTCCGGTGCCGTCTGGCACATTCTTGCCTGCGCCCGTCGTTGAGCATACGCCTCTGGCGCGCACGCCGCTTATCGATCATGTAACAGTTGCTAAGGATACCTAGGCTAGCGCGACTGCTGCTGGTGTACCAACGCTTGCAGTTAGCCGATTGGCTACTCCACTGTGGGAGTCATGAGGTGGCACGATAGCAAAGGCGTGTGGCCACTTCCTAATAGACGCTGCGGTGTAGCGGAAGAACGGAAGATGTCACGGAAGGCGCTGCGGGGGGGTGGTACCCCAGCAGCGCCTTCTAACTAAGCTTCGATCAGAAAGGAAACGCCATGATCATTCTCACCGCCTGCCGTCCCGCCTGTGCCGCAAATGTCGCAGTCCCTTTGCCCGGCTTCGCAATCCAATTCGGCCAACCAATCGTATAAGCGAAGCATTGTGTTCGATGCTTTAAGGGCTTCCATCAAGACTATTAAGTCTTGGCGAAAAGAGATTGATATGAAGCCCGCAGTCGAAGACGAAGATGACGATGGTTTTCCTCCCACCGTCATCGAACCGTTTGAAGCCATGTCTCCAGAAGTCCGTGCTTGGATGCAGCAAGACTTACACCTTGAGCAGCCATCGACAGAAGCGCAAAAGGCTTTCTGGAAGATGATGACAGTACAACGCATTGCAAACGTTGTGGCATCGGCAGACTTCTATCAGAATCTTTCGCCGGAGGCTAAGAGATGGCTACTCAAAGCAGACAAGCAAAAGATTTCGCAGCTGAATTCCACCGTAGACTTCATGAATGCCTCCAAGATCATATGGAAATTCCTGTGGGTCGGCGGCGCGATGGTAGGCGGAGCATTTATCGGCGTTTCTCAATTTTGGAAAGCGCTGAAGGAATTTATAGTGGTACAAATAAAATGAATTTCATTCGTGCATTTGCAGTCGTTTGGATGTTGATCTGCCTATCGACTGGCACTTGGATTGCATATCTGGTCAACGATAACGTCTCGCCGTATGTTTGGGACGTAGGACCGCCTGACGGCGCAAGCTTTATCGATCCCGATCCTGCGGACCAGCAGAGCATGGTAACAGCGAATTGGGCCGTTAAAGAGATAAGGCGTGTTTGCCCTGCGACGTTGCAGCGCATGTTTGACAACCCAGACGGAACGCCGATAACAACGCTCGATCCTACTGAGTTGTCTCAATCCATTGAAGTCGGTGACAAGGTGGTACCGCGATCTTTCCAGTTGCCGCCTAATCTTCCTGAAGAAGTCGATTACAGCGTTATGGTCTGCTCACGCTGCAATCTATATCAGAAGACGTTTGCCGCTCCGCATTGCGAGGCAACTCCTAAGATCAGGTTTCACCTAAATCCCCCATACAGAGTGCGGCGATGAGCGTGTTCGGCAAATACAACCGCCATCGTCGGCCTTCTTCTCCGGCAATGATACGTGACTACGCAGGCATTATTGTCTGCGCTATGATCGTATTTGCTTCGATTTCCCTTGGCTTTGTTCAAGTGATAGTCAAGGTCCTTCTCGGCGTAGAGGCGACGTTCGATGCGTCGTGGAGCGCAAACCTCTCTGCGATGGCCAGCATGGCGCTGGGCGCTCTGATACAAAAGAACGTAGGTCCATCGGTCAACAGCCTTGGTGGTGCTGGTAATAATGCGAATGTTACAGTGACCACGCCTTACACGCCGCCCCCTATTCCCGAAGGCCAAACAAATCCCGGCATTTGCCCTTGCTGCGGACAGCCTATAGGTGCTACCGATGCGAATACGGGTGGCGGTGGCAGGGGTATGGCCCCGGAATAAGGACCACACTATGCGAAATCCTTTTAAGTATCGTCCGGAAGATGTACCAACTTTCGAAACCGCTCCACACGACTGGACCGACAACTGGCTTTCGAACTTCTTTGCTTGGGCCAGTCTCACGTTTCTCGGCCCTTGGTGCAGCACTCCGGAGCATTGGACTTCGGCGTTTATGCGCTACATGTTCACCAGCTGCCCTTGTTGCTTGATCTTCCGGGGCGTTGCAATTGGCATTTTCGTCGCGAGCGTGCCTTTTGTTCTTATAATCGCGGCGATGATCGTACTATAAGGAATGATACCATGGGTTGTGGATGCGGCGGAAGCAAACTTTCAATACCTGCTCAGCCATCGGTCTCCCGCTCGGCCTCTCTGCCGGGCTTCCAGTCTCAGGCGCAGCAGCAATCGACCAACGTCGTTCGCTCGCAGGGTCTGAACCTTAACCAGCAGGCGGTCGGCACTCAGCCGCCGCGTGTTTCAATGACGCGACCGACTGTCTGATATCAATGAATGAGATAGTTCGCCAAGGTTTTGATATGGATAGCCTTGGTGCAACGCCAGGCGCTGTCCCTATCTACCTTGGCGAAAAGTTTTTGCCGCTGTTCGAAGACTGGCGGCACATCGTTCTTAAAGGCGGTCGCGGCTCCGCGAAGTCGCATAGCGTCGGAACGGTGCTGCCTATTATCGCCGCAAAAAGCAATCTGCGCTTCGTCTGCGCACGTCAATTTCAGAATTCGATTGCGGACAGTTCGAAAGAACTATTAGAACATAAGATCAAGGTTCATGGTCTTGCTCCGCAGTTCAAGATTACAGATCGCGAGATCATCCATCGCAAGACTGAAAGTCGATTCACCTTTATCGGCCTAGATCGCAACCCGGAAAGCGCGAAATCGCTAGAGGGGGCGGATATCTGCTGGGTGGAAGAAGCACGTACTATCAATACACGGTCGATGGAAATTCTTATTCCTACCATCCGTAAGCCGGGTTCCAAGATTATTTGGACATATAACCCGGAAAAGCCGGAAGACCCGGTTGATTCTTACTTCTCTGCGACGGGCGAGGATGCGCCGCCGCGTACCAAGGTTATTGACGTATCGTACCTTGATAATCCTTGGTTCTACCATACCGAAATGCCCGCCGAAATGGAGCATATGAAGCGTGGCAATTTCAAGCGCTATCAGCACATCTGGCTAGGCGAATACGACAACGATTATGACGGCAAGATTTTCCAGAATGTGGAGATTGGCCGTATCGAAGTGCCAGCGCACATCACTCCGGTTTACGGGATGGACTTCGGGTTCGGCTCCGATCCTTCTGCTATCGTTAAGATGTATATCAATTATGATACCAAGGAAATATACATCGCTCGTGAAGCTGGTGGTCGCGTACCCATTTCTCAACTGGGCGCTCTTATCGACCTTGTGGTCGATAGTAAAGACGATTACATCAAATGTGATAGTTCTCAGCCCGGAGTTATCGACAATCTATCCGCTAACGGCTACAACGTCGAAGGCGCAGTTAAAGGGCCCGGCTCCGTCAAGACCGGCATCACGTGGATGCAGGGTTTTCGGATTATCATCGATCCTGATTGTTCCGAGATGCGAGACGAAGCGCGCCTTTATACATGGCAGAAAGATCGTCTTACTCGCAAGATGACAAACGTACCGGTTGATGCGCACAACCATTATTGGGACGCATGCCGTTACGCCTGCGAAGATGCTCAGCGCGCTTCGAATGATAACGATAACGGCGGTGGCGTTTACAAATTCGGTTTTGGACGGAAAAGAAGGTAACGCCATGAGCTTTTTGGACCGTCTATTCGAAAAGGCAAAGCCTGCGCGAGGCAAGAACGACGCGCCGCGTTCGCCCGTGCGGACGTTCGGAGGCGCGCGCAGCGTTGTTAGCTACGGGAACGTAGTCGCTGCGGATGCTGCCCTAGAGCATCCTATCATCTATCGATGCTTGAATAAGATCGCATCAAGTGTGCAAACGGTCGGCTGGTACTGTGAAGAAGACCCAGAAGTGCCGCGCGGCGAACGCGCAGGCGCTCTCACGATTAAGGCCATCAATTCGGTCCTGGCTTCTCCGAACGATAGTCTTGCTCCGGATCAGTTGAAGTTCTGGATGGCTTTGAACTATGCAGTTTTCGGCCGGATTGGCTTTAAGGTCGGCGTATCATCTGTGAGTGGATTTGCGAATGGCCTATACCCTCTTGACGCTCGTTTTCTTAAGGCCATTCCGAATGATCGTGGCGTCACGACGCAATTTGAATATGGCAATCTGCAAGAAAAACAGACGCTGATGACACGTCGATCTTCTGAGGAAAGCGAGACCAAATATCAACCCTATGCTCACGAGATTTACACCCCCTCGCTTGCTGGTTCGATTGGTACAGCATCTTCCTACAATCGTAACATCAACGCTCTAGCGGCAATCGGTATGCCGTCAATGGTTATCAAACTGCTTCTGGAGCGTGCGTTTGATACCGCCACTGGACATTTCAATTCGAAGTACATCATCACCGGCGAGAAGACTATTACAAAGCCTCAGAAGAAGGCGATGGAAGAGCACATCGAAGAAGGAGCGGCGGGGGGCGAAGAATCAGGCAAGGTTCTTTTTCTCGATGGTACCAGCGTCAAGATTGATAAGCTGGATAATGATCTTAGCGATATCCATTCGAAGATACCGCTTGACGATATGTCGCGCATGATCGGCGGAGCATTCGGCATTCCGATTGCGTTGCTCGGCATCGGCGGCGCGGATGCCGCGAAATTTGCTGGCAACTATGCGGAAAGCCGCATGACGTTCTGGGCGGATACCATTACGCCTTGCTATCTCGTCCCCATAGAGGTTGGCCTTACGGCGGCGATCTGCCCTTACGGTGCGCGTATTCGCTTCGACCGCGATAGCATCGATGCACTTGCCGATAGCCGCATCCAGCGCGCGAAGAACCTTACCTCCGTCAACTTTCTCACGACAACAGAGAAGCGTGAGTTGTGCGGATACGGACCAAGTGATAAATTCCCCGAAGTCATAGCGGCGGTGAAGCCCGTCGTCGAGCCCACTGAACCGAAAGAGGATTGACCACAATGCCCAAGCTGCTCAAGAAGTTCGCACCCGGTCAGAAGCGCACGCTGAACGTCAAGTTCAAGCCTGCTACTGATGTGGAGATGAAAGCGCTCGGCGATAACATCCCTGATGGATACATCGCTGGCTGGGCATCGACACAGGACATGGATGTGTATCAGCATATCGTCATGGACGGTGCGTTTACGAAGTCGATCCAGAAGCGCGGGTTGACCGGTCCAAAAGGCATCAAACTGCTTCTCGGTCACAATTGGGATCAGATGGCAGGCGTCATCAAGCGCCTCGAATACCGACCGGGTGGCCTCTGGATTGAGGCTCAGATGAATCTCGCAATTAGCTATGTACGTGACGCGTATGAAGCCGCTAAGGCAAACGAGGGAATTTCTTTTTCGGTCGGATTTATTCTTGTTGCATACACGGTAAAAGGGGACGATAAGCAAGGGGAGTGGTTGCAGATTGACGAGGGCGATCTTTACGAGGTCTCCATCGTTCCGTTCCCGGCCAACGATAGTGCCGGAATGGTGTTTATTAAAGACGCAAGTGAATCTGATATCAATTGCGTTGCCGATTTTGAGAAGTACCTTGTGGCAAAGGGACTTTGCGAGACAAGAGCAGCAGCGAATAAGATCACTCAGGTAGTGAAATCTTATCCTAAGCTGTTCTTTAAGGCGGCGGTAACTCCTGTAGTTACCCCGCCCGTGATTGCCCCGACCTTGTTGTCGGTAGAAAGGCTTGATGCGGCTGTCGAATTGATGGCAAGGCTGAAAGCTACCTTAGCGCCTTGAGCGCGTCCCCCGCAACTGTCACTGAAGGAAACGGCTATGCGCCCGAACTCCCACCTTGCTATCATGTCGATGGCTGCTGCCGTTTTGTTCGGCAGCAGCACTTCGGCATTCTCCCATATCCGTCCCGGCGTCTTTCTGACCAAGGAAGCGCCTGCGAGCGATGACAAGACCGCCGAAAAGATGCTGGCGACCCTGACCACCGAACTCGCTTCCATCACCGAACTGATGGCGACGAACAAGACTGCGATGGAGAAGCAGTATTCCGAACTGACGAACCATTTCGGCGGCCTCAAGGGCGACAACGAGGCCCTGAAGTTGGAAGTCAAGAAGCGTTCGGACGAATACGCCGAAATGGTGCAGAAGCATCAGGCCCTCGGCGCCACTCTTGACAGCCTCAAGAGGGAGCTCAACGCTCCTATCATCGTCGGCGGCAAGGACCTTGTCGATGCCGACCGCAAGAATGCGGTGGAGCTTCAGCGCCGCGCCTTCCTCTACAAGGGCGGCATCGATGACGACTTCAAGCCGGACATGGAGAACTTGGTCATCGCCAAGGACTATCGTTCGGCGGCTCGCAAGCTGGCGAAGGCGGGCATTGAGACCCGCGAGGCGATCATCCGCACGTTCGATGTCGGCGAGCGCAAGGCGTTTGATGCGGCGTCGATGGACAGTGCGTTCTTCATGCCGGAAATGCTCGGCATCGAAATCGACTGCAACATCGAGTGCGCCGAACTGATCGACCTATATGCAAGCGTGTCGGTCACGAAGTCATCCTTCATGTACCCGCAGATCGTGGACTACGGCGCCATCGGCAAGTACGATTGCGATGCGAAGTGCGATGCTGAACTCGGACCCGAAGGCAACATCCGCTACGTCAACGGCAAGACTCACGACTTCCGGGGCGTGTTCTGCTTCCAGAAGAAGGTTCTGACGGAAGCGAACTATGACCTGCTGTCGTTCATGTTCCGCGCCGCTGCACGCAGCTATCGCCTGAACCGGAACCGCGCCCTGATCGCAGGCGACGGCCTCAACGAACCGCTCGGCTGGCTCCGTGCCGACTGCTTCAAGAAGCTGAAGACCGGTGCGACCACCTTCAACCATCAGGACTTCCGCCGCTTCATCGCGTCGGCCCCTGTGGAATATGGCAAGGTCGTTGCTACCATGCATCAGAACGTGTTCGGCTATCTGGCATCGGCGCTGGATGCGAACGGCCGGTTCATCTTCGGCGATGGTCTGATGACCTACTCGCCGGACGATACGCGTGAGCGCCTTCGGATCAGCAACTGTCTGCCTGATCCGACGCACGGTGGCACTCGTGGCTCCGATGGCGCACCGTTCGTCGCTGGCGACTTCATCGCCGCCGCTGGCAACTGGAATGCGGCATACGCTGCGGTCTCCAAGAAGCCGATGTTCATGGAGCAGTATGTCGGCGGCTCGTCGGCATGGTGCGTCAAGTACCAATTCGGCGCTGAAGACGGCGGTTTCGTGATGTGCTGCCCCGCCGCTCGCACGTTGGTCGTCGGTCCCTAATTTTCGCAAGCCGGAACGGGGCGATGTAACAATCGCCCCGTAAGCTGCTCCCGCAATTCGTCCTTGAAAGAAGGCATGCTACCATGAACAACAATCCCGGCATTCAGATGCAGGCTACCACGGCATGGACCGGCGCTGCCGCTGTCCTTGGCGATATCACGAAGCATGTCAACTTCGGTTGGCAGTTCGAAGTCACGGCACCAATCACAGTCGACGCGGTCTTCAAGGTCGTGTCTGCGCCGCCGTCTGCTGGTGATCCTTGCGTCCCCGGCGCATCTTCGGATGTCTCTGCAATCGCGATCTGTCAGGCCCCCGGCTCCGTCCCTGCCGGTACGCTTGCCCAGTTCACGATCCCCGCAGGAACGCCAGTCGGCACGCTGTGCTCCGGAACGATCCCCTGCCGCCCCAACGCCTTTGTCGGTCTCGCGGCCGTCTCCGGCACCGTTGCAAGCGTTCGTGCTATCCTGCTTCGTCAGTTCCCGATGGGCGGCTCGTTCGGCGGTCTTTCGCCAGCCGGCAACGTCACCGGCAACAACGGCACTGAGCCGGGCGGATTTTAATATCATGCGATATGACCTTGGCAAGCCAAAGTCGGTAGCGGGGGGTGACCTCGTTACCATCACCGCAAGCCTGCCAAGGTCAGCACGTGAGTTCGACCGCGCCCGTATCGGGGTTTATAGTCGTGTTGGCGTCTATCAGTTCTCCCCCCATACGGACACGGCCCTGCTCGGCGTATCGAAAGACGGTAAGCCGTTGATGGTGCATCCGATGTTCACCACTCTGCACTCGGCTCGCAAAGTGCATGTGTTTGAGTTCTATGCTGACGAAGCTATGGACGTGATCGTCAAGCAGGAAAAGGATGACGTTAGCGAGACGTCAGCAACCATAAGGATCAAGGCCCGTGGAAAAATTGCACAAGCGTTCGGACGGTTATGTCGAGACGCCTTCGGGTCTCTACGCCGTATGTCCCCGATATTCTCAGAAGCCCGTGAACGGGATCGCGTGGTTTGAGTTCAAGGCTTCGGTCTTTTCTCAGACTATCCGTGTCGAGTGGCAGGAAGGTTCGCCAATCGTCATCATCGCTCCGGAAGTTGCGGCGACGATGATACGCTTGGACTTTGCCTATCAGCCGGACGATGCACTCATCTCCGAATACAATGATGCGGTCGAAGCATATCTGGCGCATCAGGCTGACGAGATGTCAAAAGCTGCGGATGAAATCGCGGCAAGCCAGAAGGCCGCTGCCGAAGCTTCTTTGGCCGACAAGGAAGCGAGCGACAAGGAAGCGAGCGACAAGGCCGCTACCGAAGCCGACGCCACCGCAACTGCCGACAAGATTGCGGCCGACAACAAGGCCGCTGCCGAAAAGGCTGCTGCTGACAAGGCCGCCGCCGACAAAGTCGCTGCCGATAAGGCTGCGGCCTCGAAGGGCAAATAACAGACCCTGCGGGTTGCCGCAAATCTGTTAGGTCAACTGGAAGGATACGATCATGATCGTTCTCAACTGCCGTCCCGGTTGCGCCACGAACCCCGCTGTCGTCCTCGTGTCGATGCCGTGTTTCAAGTGCACCTGATTTGATGCCGCAAGGCATTGATCAAATCGGCCGGGTCTAAGACGCCTCGGCCACCTTCCCCTTCAGAAAGGCAGCCACCATGCATTCGTTTACTGTCGATCCGCGCGATGGCGGCCTTATCGGTTCCTGCGATACCTGCTGCTGCACTCCGGTTCAGATGCGGGCAGGAGTCACGGAGAAATGGACTATCAACTATGCCCCTTGGAGCGTACCGCTCGGAGGCGTAGGCTTGGTGTCCGGCACGATGGTCAGTGTTGAAGAAATTCGCGGCTGCGCTGCTGCGGTCGGGGCCGATAGCCCGACTGTCATTGCGGGCGGATGGTTTGTCACTGCCACTTCGAATGGCTCCGCAGAGAACCCCATCCCGCTTCTCGGCGGGCTGGTTCTGAACGCTACAGTGGCAAGACTGCTGCCGCAGTTCGGCCCGAAGCATGGCACTGCTACCATAACCAACGGCATCCTCACCTACAAGGCAGACTTCGGATACAGCGGATATGATCGCTTGTTCGTGGAGCTATCGAACGGCGTTCTTCCGCCTCGCATTTGGGAATGCGTTATCGCAGTGTCTTCGGTCGGCCAAGCGACCCCGACGCCGGTTGCGAACGCTTCCATGCTGACGCCGCCAGTGAAGTATAACCTTAGTGAGCAGACCATCAGCCAGCGCGCTCATCAGACTGCATTGCCGGTTTCCGTATCGCCAACCGCATGCGTCGGATCGATCTACCGCATCACAGTCAATCAGCCTGCTCGCGATTGCGATAGCGATTACAACCATATCGCATGCTACGATCTTAGCATCGGGCGTTGCCGATGAAACTCGGATATCAAACTCTTCAAGCGGAAGTCACGGATACGAGTGAATCTTTTCCGCCTGCCGTGCAGACAAGCAAGTTTGATCTTGAAAGCATTTGTGCGCTGTCACTCATTCGACAGCATACGAAAACGGATGACGTGCCATCCGTGACTAACGAACTGTTGAAGTTTTATCGGCGTGCAGCATTCGAAGCCGCCGAAAAATATACTGGCATGATCCTCAGCGAGGCTCGCCGCGTTGAGGAAGTGGTATCAAAGAGCTCAGGCCGTCGCTCTTATATCACTTACAGCCTTAAGTATCCGTCTTCTGACGGCCTAGTATACGTCTACGGCTCTGTCAACGGCATCTCCGATCAGATGATCAGAGTAGGCGCAGGCGAACGAAAAATCCGCATCGATTGGGTGCCGTCGCACATGGACCTTGCCTCTTGCTGCGCGGAACCGCATTCCGGTCGGCGCGGCCCATCTTTGCCTCAAGCTATCGTCATGTATAAGGCGGGAATTTCCTGCAAAGACGATGTGCCGGCTACCATCATAAGCGGCGTTCTCAGATACATCGCATTTAGCATCATGAATGCTGGCGATGAAATCTTGACAGTGCGCAATCGCGCATCGAAGGGCGACGTTGGCATCATCGGAAGCAACAACGTTGCATTGCTTTCTGGCGCGCTAGAGATGTGGCGCATGTATGATGATGAGTCGATGTGATGGCACGCGCGCGACCGACAATAGGCGAATTCCGACATCGTGTAGCAGTTTGCACGATGAAGGATGTCGTTGAGAGCGATGGCAATATGTCATTGTCGCGCAAAGATGTGTACCATTCTTGGGCACGCATCACGGTATCTATCGGTTCGAACTTCGGCAAAGACGGCCTTTCAATTGGCCAATCTCGCGACGTTCGGACGCATAAAATCATGATCCGCTTCCGTCGCGACATCGACTTTACGCAGACGGTATGGTTTTATGAAGAGCGTTTGCAAAGCGCAGGACGCTGGTTCAAGGTCATCGCTTGGCAGGATTATGACGAAGCGGCGAATTTTCTTGAGGCCGACGTGCGACTGGTCGAGCGGGGGGCTGTGCTTTCACCCCCCACAGAACCGAACGCGCTCAATGCGGTTGTCGATCTGCCTCCGGGGGTAGCTCTGTGAGATTGTCGTTCGATCCTTGGAAGTCGTTTGTCGCTTATCGCGATAGGATCGTCACGCAGCTATATCTTCATCGCATTGCGTCTAACGCGGAGAGCGAATTCCGCAAAGGGATTGCTTCGAAGAAGTCGGGACGGGTTTACCGACGCAAGGGCCGTAACCATCGCGCCTCTGCTCCCGGAGAATTCCCCGCGCGAGATAGTGGAGCTCACCTAGCAAGTGTATCCAGTTCTTCCAACGGCCAAGAGGCGAACGTTGGCAGTGGAATGTTCTATGCTAAGTTCTTGCGCGATGGTACTTCAAAGATGGCCAAGCGTAAAATGTCTCGTGAGGCTTTGTTACTTGCAATCGACAAGGACAAAGAAGGCGTTGGCCATTTCATGAGGTTCAAGTAATATGTCGGCTTTGCTCCCTGACCTCGCAGCGAATATTGCAATCTGGTTTCCGGAATTGAAGGGTCGCGCGCTCGCTGTATCGGAAGCAACTATCACGAAAGAAAACATGCCCACTTTGCCAACGTGCATTGTGGCGCTCATGCGTGCCGATATCGATCACGTCTGGCAAAATTCTCGCGGCTCTATTAAAATAGCTGACGACTTCATCGCAGAGTTTATGCTAGAGACGGTAAGGTACAAGCGTGCGGACGGCAGCGAGACGCCTTTTTGGGCGTTTTACGATTATGAGGCCCTTCGAAATAAGTTCTTTGCGCATTTGGGGATGTATAGTGGCCCTTCAAGAGAGCGCATTGAAATAATTTCGATGGAAGTTGATAGCGATCAATACTCTATCAACATAAGCTTTCGCCTTAAGGCTCGTGTCATTTGGTGCGATGATGTATCGTCTGACGATGCTCTCGATGGCCATGATGCTGGCAAGTCTATTAGTACGGGCGTATGTTCGCCTAGAAACGATTATTGCGGACCAGCATTCGATATCCGCAATGAGCAACCCGGAGAAGTGACATGAGCATGATCAGCGTTAAGACCAAGGAAGGCCGCGTGGCGTTCGACGGCCCCAAGGGTGAACAAATCCCGAACAATCGATACAAGCTGGTTGTCAATACCAGCTGGATTCAGCGCCTGATCAACGTTCATGGCGATATCGAAGTCGAGCCGGATACTTCGAAGGCCGAAGTGAATGATACTGCACCGGTTACGGTGGACACCGCCGCAGCGAAGCTGAATGCGCCGAATGCGGACGTTGCTGCGAAGGTCGTTGCGAAGCAGAACGAGCAGTCCGGCAAGTCCGAAGCCGTCACCACGAAGTAATCCAAAGAGTGATACCAAGTATCACTTCCTGAAATCGACCAAGAGCTATCAAGGAGAATACCAATGTCCATCGATTCACTGCGCGACGGCTTCGTGAGGCTCTGCTTCGATCCCTCTCTGAATGCCTACTCCGGCAAATGCCGTATCCTGCTCGAAGGGCAGTATGTCGAGACAGACGATGGCGGAAACGTCGTTCCGGATGTCCCGATGAAGGTCACTTCACTTCGTCAGGTCGATCTTCAATTCGGCGAGGGCTCTGTTCTTGCAGAAAGTCTCAAGGTCGCGTTTTCATGCTGCGCAAACGGCGCGAATGAAATCTGGGTCATCCCTCGCGAAGACGCCGACGCTGCCGTGCAGTCGAAGTACACCCTTACCCTCACCGGCGCTCCGACCGCAGACGGCCGGTTCGATATCTATTGGGGAGACAGCCGTTACAATATCAGCGTGCTCATCACAGCTGGCATGAGCGTTACGCAGGCCGCAGCCGCAATCGTTGCTGCGACCCCGCCCGGCTTCCCCTACACCGCCGCAGCGGTCGCAGGCGTCATAACCTACACTGCTATCAACGGCGGCACGGTCGGCAACTTCCTCAATCCGGAAGTCAACTGGCATGGCCGTCTTGACTACTATCCGCCGGGCCTGATCTATGCATGGGCTCATACGGTCGTCGGCTCTGTCGATCCTACACCGCTCGATCTGATCACGATCCTCGGCGAATGCTGCTATTGCTGCGCCGCTGTGCTTTCGGAAAGCCCGGTATTGCAGGCGGCGATGATCGCGTATCTGAACGATGCGTGGTCTTGTGCGAAGCCGCAGTGCTTTGGTCAGGGATATACCTACAACGCCGGTTCGCTCGGCACCATCCTCGCTCGCGATACCAACGATGCGGTCATCTCCCGCCTCGCGCACTGCCCGACCGATCCAATCTTTCCTTGGCTGAAGGTCGCTGCCTATGCCGCCAAGTCCTGCTGCTCAACGGTCGATAACCCGGAGATCAGCGTTCAGGGTCCGGTATACGGTGTGCTTACCTGCCTCGCCGCTCCGGAAAGCTGCTCCGAATGCTTCACTTACGATGAGCAGATGCAGCTGAAGGATCGCGGCTTCGTGTATACCACTCCGCTGAACGGCGGCCAGGGCGCTCTGACATCGCCGGTCATTGCGAATGATATCACGAACAACCGATACGATGCGGAAGGTCGTTTCAACTCTACATTCCGCGATGTATCCTCGCGCCGTCTCGCCGCTGCAACGGCCGTGGCTCTCGCGACCCAGCTTCAGACCTACAACGGTCTGGGCTTGTTTACGAGAAATACGGACATCCGTCCCGGCGTAAAGGGAACGAACCCGCGCCTCATGCTCGGCGGCATTCGTGCCTGGGCCAAGACGCAGGTGGGAGTGATCTTCAGCGAGTTCGATGATATCGATGCGGATATCACTCTCCAAACGGACTTCGAATTGGCTCCGAAGTGCCAGGGCGTTCCGGACAAGTTGTTCCTGAACATGGTATATCGGCCGCCTGTACGTGTCGGCCAGATCGTCTCGAACCTTCAGCCCAAGCTGCTGGACAACTGCTGATCCGATAATAGGGCAGGCATCCCGCCTGCCCTATCCCTTTCAATAGAGCTAACCTAGATCAGGAGATATCAAGATGACCTGCGGCAATCAAGTCGGCGTGAAGAATATCATGCTGACGTTCCATGACTGTGAAACTGATCGTGTCTATGGCCCGATCTCACACCAGCTTGCGACGGAAGAACTTCCGACAATCCGCGCTTGCGCCTACAGCAATGAGCCGTTGCCGGGCGGCTATGTCAAGCGCATTCTGTCCAATGCGGAAATCGAAGTGTCTGTGGTACGCGACCTGCGCATCCCGCTCGCCATGTATCAGGGCTGCTCTGAAATCGGCATCCAGATCGAATACTACAACGGCCTCGTCTACTCGGCAGTGCAGGGAACCGGCACCGGCGATGACAAGTCCGATACCCACGAAGTCGCGATGACTCTGGTCTATCGCGAAATCGATGAATTGCTGCCTGCTGGCGTTCTCCAGGCTGCTTAAAGGCTCAGGTCCGCTATTTCGCCGGTAGCGGCTCTGTTGATCCCGCCCCCTGTATCTCGCGTGCAGGGGGCGGTTGATACCATCTCTTAAGGAAGTAACATGGCCAATTTTGTCGAGAAGGCCACCCTTAAGCTCGTTGATGAAACGAGTGGCAACGCGAAAAAAATCAACAAAGAATTGAAGGCGCTGTTTGCTACAGCGAAGTCGTTTAAGTCGTCTTCTAAGGCGATTGATATTCGGATCAATTCGAACGAAGTTCGGAATAAGATCAAGGGCATTTCCGGCGCTTTGGCTGCGCTGTCAGCAAAGCGTGTTACTCTGAATGTTGATAGTTCGCAGGTTAAGAGCGCGCTATCTCTCACTAACAAGCTCAATCGTGCTACTGCTAAATCGCCGAAGGTGGCCGATCCTGCCATCGTTGCCGCGCGTGCAAAGGCCATTGGAACGACTGCCCGTGCAAAGGCTACTGCGGTTAGAAGCGCAGGCCCCGCGATTGCAACTGCACAAAGCAATGTTATTAACGCTAAGGCCGCTGCCGCAGCGACCATCGCAGGCGCAAGGGCTGCGGCGGCGATTCAAGCCGCCAGCGCTAAGGCCGCTGCTGCGGCGACGGTCGCAAGTGCGAAAGCTGCGGCTGCTACGCAGTCTGCAAATGCCGTTGCGATCGGCAAGGCGCAGGCAGCGGCTACGGTAGCGCAGGCTCGGGCGGCTGCGATAGCCTCGCGCGCTGCAAACGCGCCCTTGCCCTCCGCTGCTAGGCTAGCGAGGCCTTCCGGAGGGCGTCGGGCGGGCGCAAACGGCAATCCGGCAATCGCCGGAGTGCGCGGTCTTGCGCAAGGCAGTGGGATAGCCGGTCTTTCCACATCGCTTTCAAGCTTCGATGCATCTTTAGTCGCCATTACATCTGCTGCATACATCGCGGCAAAGGCTTTGCGATCCGTTGGAGAGAATGCGGCATCTCGCGACCGGTCTAAGCTTCAGCTTCAAGCCGTTTCCTCTAAAGAGCAGCGCGATATCATCAATGCTGGAAATAAAAAGCCAGCAGGCGCTGGCCCTATCGGCTTCTCACAGGATGAACGAAGCCAGCTTGCGGCATCGTTGCTTGGTGACGTGCAGGGAGATGCAAAGGAACGCGCGACTGCCGCTATGAGCATAACAAAGTCTCTTGAAAAAGACTTTGTGCCGCGCTTTTTTGCGGCCAATCCCGGGAAAAGTCGTGAGCAAAACCTTGAAGGTCTTCGCGAAATCATCAAAGCTGCTAACATCGGCAGTTCTGATCTTACCGATGCCAAGACGGGCGAACTTAGTGCAGATGGCAAACGAGTAGTTGATGCGATTGCATTGGCCAAGGCGGTCGATCCTGAGCTTAATAATCGATTGATTAAATCGACCATGGCCAATTTGAAGACTTCGGCCTTCCAGTTGGACACGACTGCTCTTGCGCAGGTTCTTGTTAACGCTGGCAACGATGGCGTGCGAGTTGCGAATGAGGCCTTCCGTTCGCAAAAATCTCTGACTGGTACGACCGATAACAAGACACTAAACAACGCGCTTGCCGATCCTAACGGATTGAACCTTCTTAAGAATGCAAAGCGAAATGATAAGAACAACGTTATCGCTGGCACTGGTACTATTAAAGATGAAGCGTTGCTCGGCGCGGACCCGTCCGCATGGCTTCTCCAGAACATAGCTCCGACTGCACAGAAGAATGCCGATGCAGTAGCAAAGAAGCAGGGCCGTAAGTCTAATCAGAATGATATGGTACAAGCCATCACAAGGCTTCTGCCGGGGATGTCTGCTGCCGCTATCAACGGCATTACCAAGATGATCATCGGCGCATCTCAGAATAAGGTAGCAATAGAGCAAGGTAATCTTGCTCTACAGCAGCCGGTCGATGAATCGTTGAAGTCGTCTTGGGTTGCACAGGCGGAAGCGGTTGGGGTTGCGTGGAAAGACGCCGCTGCAAAGGTTGGCGATAGTTTTATGACTGCGGTTGGCGCAGACAAAGTTCTAAAGGGCGTTGCTGATATTCTTACTGGCGAACGAGAAGTGACCCCCAAAGAAGCCGCTGCGGGGGTACTCGGTGGCGCTGTTCTCGGCAAAGCCGCTTTGGGGCTTGGCAGTGTTATCATGAAGTCTTTGAATCCTCTTACGGGTTCTGCGACTGCTTTGAATGTATCGGCAGGACTTCTGGATGGCGCTGCTACTGCATTGACGACGGCCGCGACCGCAGGCAAGGTAGCGACCGCTGCTGCAACGGTGCTGCCTACTGCTGGCGCTGCGGCTGCTACGGTGGGCGGCCTTACGGTCGGCGGCATCGTTGCTGCCGGTGCGGCGATCCTTGCGGCCGGTGCAGGCTTTGCAGCGCTATCGTATGAGGCGCGCAAATTCAATGAAAGCATCAAAGATACTCCGCGAAACGAAGCGCACAACCGTGGCAATAAGGCTGCTCGCGCCGCGCGCCAAGCCTTGATCGATGGGCGCGACGAAGAAGTAAGACGCAATCAGCCGCGCGACGATGCGACAAAAGCTGCGGATATCGGTAAGGCTCTGTTTGAACAATTCATGGTCAAGGCCAATGCGGAGTCAGTAGTCAAGAAGGCTGAAGCCGCTCTCAAAGAGAACGAAGCGAAAGAACAGACGCCAGAAGTTAAGGCCGAAGGGGTTTTGCTGAAGAATACAATTGAGGCGCTTACCGCGCGTCTCGGCGAAATGCAATTGGCAATGAAGGAAGCGCAAGCGGAGAAGAATGCTCTGACGCCGAAGACTTCTGGCGATGTATTCGATAAAGGCGCGGCTCCGGTTCCTGGTCTTGATTCTTCGATGAAGGTCGATCAATTCATGCAGATCGGAACAATCATCGATGCTTCGATGGTCAAGGGCAAGGATATTGTGTCAGCAGGTCTTGATTCCGGCTTCTCTCAAGGGGCTACCAAAATTATCGAAGCAGGAAATGGAATGGGCAGTGCCATCTTAGACCTTGCGCCTTCCATCGGGAACGCGATAGGGTCGGCGGCTGGAAGTGCTATCACAGCCGCAGTTCAAAATATCTCCATCAATGTAAAGAGCACTACTGGCGGTGCGAACACCGGCAAGAGCAACCCGGTTGAGTAAACGGCGAAACAAAGGAACCACAACTATGAACACTATCAATACTGAAGTACCCGCATTTTTCATCGGCGAAGTCGCTATCAAGCGGCTTGAGATCGCGAAGATCGGATTTGTAGCATTCTGCGAAGTTGGCGACATTGCTGCTGACGGTGAATCTGACCAAAAGAAGGTCACCAATCGAATTTTCCGCGAACGGATTAAGCGGCAGGTAACTGCTTACGATGCATCCAACAATGCGATAAAGTTCGATGATGCAGCGGCATATGGCATCCCTTTGAAACACGCCATGGCGATCAAGACCGCCCTGTCTCAGAGCGATGCAAACGAGCCCATAGAGGGTAAGCCTTCGACTTGCAAAATGCTGCACAAGGGCGACGGCATGTTGACGCCGATCCATATTTCGCTCGGCTCTCCGATCAAGACCGGTAGCGAAGACAAAGTCATTCGTGAACTGGAATTCACCGCCCGCAATCTTGGCGATCTGGAAGATTTTGTTTCGGCGGATACATCGCTGGAACGTGCAGTTGCGCTTATCAGGGTAGCAGCGCCGGTCGGGCCGAACCTAACGATCACAGTTCTTCCGACTTGGGCAATCGATCAGATAAGCCTAGAGGATGGCGTCTGGATTATGCAGAATGTGGTGCCATCTTTTTTGTAAATGCGCGGAATGTGTATAGAAACGCACTTAGTATAAGCTATCATACTGGGTTCGATTTCTCTGCACTTCCGATGCGAAAGCTTTTTGCTAGGCTGACCATCCTAATGGAAGCAAAAAATAACGATGTTAAATTCCGCGCAGCTATTGCCGGGGCTAA